TTGGCTGACTTTTCCAAAAGGCTGTCCAGGTACTCTTGACGCTGTTGCATGGTATAAGGCGCCATAGGAATTACAGTACCGCGAGACCTAAGAGTTTCCAAGGCGTTCTCCGCATTCTGCACGGTAAGCACAAAGTAGGCCTGGCGCGGCGGCTCCTCTGTAACCTTTAGGAGGGCGTTCTTAGCGGCGGCGGACATACGGTCTGCATCTCTGAAAATGTACACGGTATCTCCGGAGCATTTATAGCAGTTCTTGACAACCTCTCGTACAGCGTCCACAGACAGTTCGGGCTCAACCAAAAATGCTTTCATCTGCTTCGTGAGCCACTTTGCGAGCGTGTACTTTCCTGAGCCCTTGACCCCCGTGAGTATTAAAAATCGAGGAACTGTGTTGAGCTCAACCATATCGCGCAACTGGCTCCTTACAAATTCTTGACCAATCAAGTTGTCCACTTCCCTTCGTACATCTCTTCAACGGTTCCGTCACGATGGTAAACCATATGACGAATCCAATGATTGTGCTGAAATACATGAGCATCAATTCTGTCTTCCTGAATAGACAAGTGCATACTCTCACCGTTCTGATTGATGCACAGAATAATATGTCCGTAAAGCTCATTATTATTCATCAGCTTTACCATACCATCACGGTCAGAGGAATCAAACTGAATATCTTTTCGAGCTTCCAAATTCCATTCGTCCCGCTTGTATTGAGAACAGGGCTTCATCACATTACACATACCGATAGGTTCGTCACACGGCGTAAAGGTATCTTTTCTGTATTTGCAGGTCTGGCAGAAGATGATATTTTTGTTAACCATATTCAGGCCTCCTGTCTTGGAGTGTCGAACAAGAACACGCTGGACTGAACAATCGCTTTGGGATTAGACTCCCAACGCAGACCGGAATTGAGTTCACGCACCCATTCTAGAACGGCCAGAGCAAGGTCGATATCATCATCCATCAACCTCTGCTTATACTCAGGAAGGGCGGGGATGTTGATGTACTTGAAATCCTGGAAGGTGCAGAACTTACAGACATCAAGAACGAAATACTGGAACTGCTTGATGAACTGCTTCAGGTCTTTACCGCTGTTGTACACATCTTCGATGATTTTTACTGCCTGTACCTTATTTCCACACTCCATGGAGAACAACAGGTCAAAGTGTGTGCTGTAATCGACGGTTCCGAGAGCTCTTACAGCGTCTTTAACCGTCACGGTGTCTGTGAGAGAAAGACACTTGTCCAGCATCGTGATAGAGTCTCGCATACCGCCGTCTGCGAGTTTGGCGATATACTGAATAGCTTCCTCTTCCACCTCGTATGCTCCATCAGGACCGCCGCTCTCCACAACCTCATCGTTCTCGCAGGCGACGATGTAGCGAAGACGATTGATGATAGAGTCCAGCGAAATCTTGCTGAAATTATACCGCTGAACACGACTTAGAATCGTGGCAGGAATCTTCTGCGGGTCCGTAGTACACATGATGAAGATTGCAGTTGCAGGCGGCTCCTCCAAGAGCTTCAGCATAGCATTCCATGCACCGATACTGAGCATATGACACTCATCGATGATATACGTTTTATAGTCGCAGTCCAGAGGCTTACGACGAGCGCCGTCAATGATGTCACGCACATTGTCCACACCGTTGTTAGACGCCGCATCCACCTCAATGGGCGAACCCTTACCGCCGTTGATGTCATTCGCGAAGATACGAGCCGCTGTGGTCTTTCCGCACCCAGCAGGTCCGCAGAACAGATAGGAATGCTGAAAAGTCCCTGTTTCAATCTGGTCCATCAAGATATCCTTGATTGCAGACTGCTCTACAACATCGTCGAAGGTGGAAGGACGATATTTGACAGCGAGAGTTTGTTTAGCCATTGTTTGCTCCTCCTCTTTTTCTATATGGTCTACCATTAGACCGAGTGAATCTTACTTCCTTGAAATACCGCCTAACGGCATCCTGGTCCTCTTTTGACATACCGTCTAAGACCGTTTTAGGCCGAAATTTTTCGCTGTTCTTGCTCCGCTTATCCTCCGCGGTCTCTGAAAAATCTTTGCCTTGCATCTTGTCCACAAGAGACGGAGAATGCCGCTTTTTCTTAAACTGCGCTCTCACAGGACACAACTCGATATTCCTAAAGGAAAAATCAAATGTGATGTCCGCCTCGCTGATACTCAAAGACGGGTTTTGAGTCATAGCCTTTACAGCTACCTCAGCGCCGTATTTTGAGTACACATAAATCTTATTGTCCTTGACAAGTTCTGTGTTGATGATGTTGTCCTCAATCAACTGGTCTACCACGGCAAAGTTCCCAGGATGCCGAACATCGAGCTCGCACACATCCGCAGGCCCCAATCTGTAAACTGCTGCCGTTGCAGGATTCTTGATTACCCGTTTTATGCACTCATTTACATGAGAGCCCGGATGCCGCTGTCCAGTTTTCTTCTCTACACGCGGGGTTGCTCCGTTATCCACGGCGATTCGTTCTACCGTCTCTGCAAGAGTGAAACAGCAGTTCTTACAGACATAGAACACAATGTCTCCCCTCATTTAGTTACCTCCTCATTGTTCAAATTTTAACTTCCAACCGCCGTTTTTTTTTGCGATTGTCAGTATCTTATTTACCTTCTTCCTCGGTCCGTTGAGTATGAAATCGTAAGATACTTCTATATACCCACCCGACTTCAACTCAATTCGGACACGAGGCCACGGTTTATAGTGAATCTTACCCATATCAGGTATTATAGAATTTAGACGCCACCATGTCCGCAGTATGGGTCCACAGAACATTGTTGAATCTGCGGATAGCGACATCCAGATTGTCCCACTCGTCCTTTTCATACGCTCCCATGTGATAGCGAATACAGGCAACCTCCTCAGGAGTCAACTGAATAAAGGTGCTTGCGATTGCGACACTCTTAGAGCCGTGCCCAGGGCCCCACACAGAAGGCCTGTCATCATACTTGAATTTTCGACCAGGTTCACCACTTGTGTCTCGCTGATAGTTGTCCACCTTACACAAGTCATGAAACAGACCGATGATAACCGGACTGCACTTGCGCCACCACTCCAGATGAAGAGCATCTGTCAGCTTAAGAAGCTCAGTGGCGACACGATAGCTGTGGTCAAACAGACCACCCTCGTAAGCACCGTGAAATCGAGTGCTTGCAGGTTGAGTGAAAAACCCCATGTTATGTAACAGCTCAATTACCTCATCCATGCTCATAGCAACACCACTGGCGTATGTGAAGTTGACTCCAACACTTGAGCACAGGGTGGCGAACATTGTTTCGCGTTCAAACTCAGACATCATATGTTGTTCTCCTTTTCAATGTATTCAACCAACTCACGCATCACACGAGAGTCAATTACAAAGTAATCAGGCCCATCAGGTTCAAACCGAAAAGCAAGAGACGACCTGAAAAACCCTTGCTCAAATGCCTGCTCCTTCATCTTCTCCATCCACGCCTTCTGAATAGAAAAAGACGACTGAGGCTTTGTGGGCAGTTTGGCCTCTACGAAGAACGACTGGGTATGCACATCTCCTCCGCCGAATCTTGTACCACCTGAGTTACATTGAACTCGTCCACCCAAAAGTTTAGCTATCTCTTTTTCTTGGGCCGCCGAGAAGTCCTTTCCGAGGTTTCTGCTCAACTTTGGGTTCCTCCTTCCTATGTTCAATTTTCTTAGTTACTTCCGCCTTCGCGGGTGAATGACGTTTGGTTCTATAGAATTCCCACTCTGCTGGAGTTGAAGACACTCCATATTTGAGCTTGTGCAAGGCGTCTTTAGTTTCCGCCGATTCGGGCTGGTGGGACAGAAGTCGATAAGCTATATTTACAATCTGCTCATCTCTGAACGGTAGATTATATCCTGTACTGGCATCGAAATCTTTGAACGGCTCAGAAAAGATTACAGACTCCGCTTCTTTGGGGTGCTCTTTCTGTAACTTTACGAGTTCCACTCCCCACTCTGCCCATTGTGCGTCAGACACGAGATTCATATCCAGCTCGTAGTAAATCAAGGAATGGACAAGAATCTGATATCTACGTCTCTGAATAAGCGCCGCAACTTCGTTATCATAGGTTACGGGTTTTTGCTCTTCCGGCTTCGGAATTTTAATAAGTGACATAACTCATCCTCTCAGTTTTTTTTTGAATTTGGCATAATAGGTTCTGGCTGTGGGTTCGGTGAGTCCGAACTTTGCTGCCGCCGTCTTAGAGCCCTCTGACTCGAAAATACTGCACAGGTCCTGCATAGAAGATGCGCTCCACCGATTGTTTACTCTTTCAGGAAAAGGACACTCATCATACTCTGCATCGTGCCCCTCTAAACCGAGTTGAACTCTAAGAGCTCTGTCTGCCTGCTCCATCTGCCAATCTTTCAGATAAGTTATCTTACTACCCAGCTCTTCTACAGGAATAGATGTTACTTTGTCTAAGAGAATTATGGACACTCCGCCGTTTATCACGACAGGTACCTGAGTAGGATAGGCTTTTTTGACACTGGTGGTGAGAGGGGCAACTGTTATCACACCAGAATTAAGATTGCAGGTATTATTTGATACGACAAGAACAGGTCTTGTCTTGTTTAACAGATGAGGTCTATTATGAACAGGACAGTTCCACCAGTAGATATCTCCACGACTTATCATAAGACATACCCCATCTTTCTTAGGTCTTTGAGCACCTCGTTGAAAGTATCGCCAGACACTACAAACCGACCGTTTACGAATGCCTCGTAATGCTCCATGACATGACGGATTTCAATCTTTTCTAACTCCATTGTTTACCTCCATGGCGTATTCAATTCCGCTCTTTGCAATCCACCCGGACCATGTAATTTCGCTCAACTTCTTGTCTACTTCCTCTACTGCTTCTCTTAGCTCTTGTTCAGTTTCAAAAGGATTGATATGAAAATGCTGTCCGCACTCAGGACCAAGACCGTAAAGACGACTCACAGGATGCGTCAAGGGTCTTCCGCATTTCATACAGTAGTCGGTTCTAAGACGACGAGCCTTAAGGGACATATACACCATCCCTCGAGTCTCTTTAAGAACACGACCGGCCATCACTCTAAAAGGCATGGCTTTTTTGTTATTCCAGTTGATATTGAAATCCATTCCTTCCTGAGTCATCCAGTTCTTGACCCTGACAATATACTCCTTGCCTACCCTTAAAGCAGTACCCGGGATATGATTAGTCGTGACGGGTTTGGCTGCCTCTTCATTGACAACGGCTGCTCTATATACAACCTCCACCATTTGCCCATCAGGAGCTTCAAGTGCTTTTGCAACATCTTCAGACTCTCTTTTTATGCTCTTCAATAACGCTTCCATAGTATTCACCTCTTTTCAAAATAAGCGCACAGCCGGTTGCCTGGCTATGCGCTTATTATACTACATATTGCGATTCTTGTAAAGAAGTTTTTTAAGAAAACGCCGCAAGCACTCGGTCGTTGAGCTCGTCTTTCCAGTCCTCATCTTCTTCTAAGAACTGGTGCAGTTTGGCCTTTCCTTGGAACTTGAGAGCTTCTCCTTCGTTGAGTGCCACCTTGCCGTCCTCATCCATGATGCTAAACCAAGCACCTGCGGCGTTGATGATGCCAGCACGAATAGAAAGGTCGATGATATCCGAGATATGGTCAATACCTGTGAGATACTTCAGGGTGTAGAACCCAGTTTTTCGGTCAGACTTGAACACCTTGGACTTTACCACCGCAACCTTTACAAGATTGCCCGCAGGATTTTCAGAATTACGAGGGATAGAGTTTCCCTTATCGTCGATATAGTCGCTCTTCTGAAAAGACATACGAACAGAGCAGTTGTGTCTCCACGCTCTACCACCTGTCGTAGTGGTGCCGCCGTATGTGCTATTCATGTCCTCTCGTACCTGATTGATTCCAATAAGTGTGCAACCTGTACGAGCACAGATGGGAATCATCTCCTTGCTGAACAGCGTGAGAGCCATTGAGATGCCGCCATATGTGCGGTCTTCAATGGTTTTGGCGTATGCTTGGGCGCTTACCATCGCCGCAAGAGAGTCCAGCACACACAGGCTGATATCGCCCGTTTCTACGATGGACTTAACAGCTTCAAAGACCTCTTCTGCGGTCTGCTCATCAGGGCTGAAAAGAATGAGGCTGTCGATGTCCACGCCCAATTTCTGAGCCCACTCTGCATCAAGCGTTCTTTCGATATCGACGTATAAAACCTGCTTATCCGGAAACATCTTCTGAGCGCCGGCCACAAGGTCAAGAGCAGTTGTAGTCTTTCCTCCGCCCTCTTCACCTGCGAACTCAATGATTCTTCCTATGGGCATACCTCCATAGGTCATGTAGTTCATTCTGGGTGAGCTGAACGGAATTCTTCTGACTGCGTCAAAGCTCATGCCTTGCTTGCACACATCGGCCTTGAACTTCTTATTCACATCACGAAGTACATCTTCAAGTCTCTGACTCGACATACTCCACCTCCTGAAAGAATGGGCGGCACTTTTGATAGCACTCTTCGCACATAACCACCGGGTCGCCCTTATCGTCGATGGCTATGTGCTCAGCGGAGCATTTACATCCGCATATCACGCATCTCTGACCCATCACACACCTGACTGTTTCGTAAGGTCAATTTCTGCAATTCGCATACTGAGGACCTTCTTAACAGAGTTCAGCATCTCCCATGCGGCTTCTTCTTTAGACTTGATGGAAGAGCCTGCTCTCTGAAGAACGATTACAGAAATAGCCTCTGCTTGAGCGGCAAGGTCCGCGGCCGTATCCTTATCCGCAACCGTTCCTTGCGCTTTCTCACGCACACGATTGAAGACTTCTTTATACACAGCCTTTGCGACATCTTCCTTGATTCTGAGCTCCTCACGACGAGAGGCAGTCAAATACAAAAGAGACGGAAGATTCAATGTGAAATCCTCCAGCTCATCGTCTGAAACGGGCGTGCCTTCGTCGTTGGTTAAAATCTTATCGATTTGGCTCATATAGGAATCCAACTCTCCGCAGGCCTCATTTACGAACGCCTTAACCATAGAGCGAACCACATCCGAAAGATTTTCGATTCTATCGTTATTCTTTCGAACAGCATCCAGGTCCACAGAAGAGGCGAGTGCAAGGTTCATATCAGCCATTAGAATCTCCTCCTCGCGTATTCCGCCATGAGCATAGCCTCGGCCATTCCGTCGCTGGGTTTACGACTTCGTGCAGTGGGAAGCAACGACACATGGGGAAATAGTTTACGACACACCTCAATGGAGGTGTTTTTATCAGACGTGACACAGAATTCTTTCTTCCAGGTCTGCGGAGGTACAAGTTGATAAGGAATATCGAAGGCCTGTAATAGACCTTCGATGTATCCCAAATTGTGCCCAAAGTTAAACATAGACACAACTCCCTGACCGGGCATAGCACCCACCTTCTCTAAACAGCACACGGACGACGGGCCCGATGCCGCCTTGAGAATTGCGGTGTATGCGCTTTCGTGAAAGGGTACCACAGTACACTGGCCGTCCTCGGTGAGTAACGCGAGAGCGCCGCTCTTACCTGGGTCAATACCAATGTACGTTTTCATCACTTACTCGCTCTCCGCTGAATGGTTTCAATGGCCTTACGAGCCATAGCAGCCGCCTGAATGGACTCAGCGGCAGCCTCTTCGGCGCGGTGCTTGATGACATTCAGGATATCCAGCTTCACCTTGTCCTCTTCGTTGTTCTTGACCATCTCAAAGAAAACTTGCGTGAGGGTGTCAACGTCCTCCATAGCATCGGCCGCCTCGTCCGCTTCCTCACGAAGCACGGCGTAACTTTCGTGGTCCGAGTTGTTCACGGCGCCGAATTTGACAGACGCACGACCGTACTCTTCGCACTCAGCGCACACAACACTCTTAATCAGTTCTTCCATAATTTACCTCCCGGCCTTCTTACAGGCTGTTTTATATTGACACCACCTACAAGGTTTTGTGTCGACGTGCATGGGGGGCGGAACCTGGCGCTCTACATAACTGTCGCACTCCAGAATCTTATCCACCCGAGCTTGTTTCATCTCCTGAGTTACATGATACACCTCAGGGCACTCAAGACTACAATTATCTCTGTTCTCGTACAGAACAAGCGCATCTTCCAAGTCCAGGCACATACAATAGGTACAAACCTGGTCTTCATGAGCAGAATCTACATGATTCTTTGTGACGGCGGACGGGTCTTTGTCGTCATGACCGTACTTGAACGAAATCTGATTCTTGAACTCGAACAGGTAATCAGTACCCGTAGAAATTCTACGAACGATACCGTCGCACATGAACGAGATGTTCAGAACCTTATGACGAAGAGAAGTTTCTACGCCTCTCTTGCCCCGCACTTCAATGTCCAGGCACTTACCTTCCGCCCACTTTTTACGAAGATAGTCCTCGACATCCAGATACTGCCAATCGTAGCCTAAAAGAGGCATCTGTATAAGTGCTTCCTGAATAGCTACGTGACGACGAGTACCTGTGTCTGCCATACCCACAGAGCAATAATCCGTCTTAGAATCATCAGGTGTTGCCCCAGTCACCTGAAAATACATCTGACGCAGACACACCATCGAAGAGGGTTTGTAGCTCTGGCTGGGTTTTCTTCTGCCCTTCTGGTCAGTGACTTCGATGGCGGACATGACGTCCGCCAAGAAGGCCTTATTGATAGGTTGCTTCTTGGCGGCCGCCTGTACCAGTAAACCCAGCTTTCGCCGAGAATTAGCCATTCGCAGTTTCCTCGTCCACCATGAGAGCCATGACCTGCGTGACCTTACCCGCGGTGAACTTGAAGCAGTCCTCGTCACCGTAGTAGAGCTCAACAGACTCCTCCGGGCAAGAGTCCACAAGGCTCTTGAGCATATTGATGTTGGCACAGCAATGGAACGGGGCAAAGGACTCACTCTGCTGATACGGAATCAGCTCATTAGAGCTGTTCTTCTTGCTCGCGACCTGGATGCCGTCCTTGGTGAAGGTGAAGTATGCGCCGCCCTTATCGTAGGGCTCGATGAAGATTGCAAGACGGCTGATGACGTCCTGAATGGCAATCTTGGACAGCTTGCAATGGCTAGGGAACTCAACTTCCAGATACTGAGAAACAGCGTCGGCGGGGTACTCTTCCTTACCGTCGTACTCCACACCGTACAGAACCATATCCTCGGATTCGAAGAGGAATGCGCCGTCCTTGTACCACCAGTTGATTTTTTCCTGCTTGAACAGCGACAGCATATCCATCATCTCTGCAGACAGCAGGTACTCGCCGCCCAGAACATCCATGTCGTTGAAGCAGATACAATCCGCATCAGACGTGATGACACGCTTGCCCAGGAAATACCCGCAGAGGGCAGGAGTATCCACCGTCTTAGCCAGACAGGGCTTGTTGATGTCCAGAATGTTCTTCACAGAGGTCAGATTGATAATCTGGCCCTCCCCCTCTTTCGTGAAGCTATACTCGGGGAACTGAACGACGCCGTCCTCGTCCACGCACAGGTCGATTTCGTAGCGGCCGTTTGCATGGACAATCAGCTTATCCGTCATTTCCAGCGTTACAGAATCACTGCTGATGCGGCTGATGAGGGCCGAGAACTTGGAAACCGGAACCACCGCGTACATATCCTCACCCTGAATCTTTTCCGCACGAACCTTCAGGGTGTTTGCGGTATCAGTGGTCGTGAGAGTGAGAACATTGTTCTTCATCTCGATGCACATCATGCTCGTAATCGGCAGGAGCTTGTTCTCCGAGGCGCCTTTCACAGAGCGTGCCACCATGTCCTGAAACTTGACGGCGGGGATTGTAATTTTCTTACTCATTGTTTTGTCCTCCTTAAATTATTTACCAGATAAAGTTAGAGTTTGCCATCTCACCATTATCTACCAGAAAATCCTGAGCAGTGGCACTCTTATTCACAGCCGTGATAAAGTAAATCCACTGAGCAATCTCTTCGGCAGATGCCCAACGATGAAGAATAGCCTCATTCAGGACTGCGTCCAGCTTAGTCTTGTCCTGAACGATATGCTCATTGATTGGCGTGTACACGCCGCCGGGGGAAATACTGTTGCACACCGCGCCATATTTGGCTACTCTCAGTGCGAGATTCTTGGTGTACGCAACGACGCCACCCTTGCTGGCCGTGTACCGGGGAAACTCTGCGCCGCTGTGTGCGCTTGCAGACGCCACAGTACACACCGCCTGAATACAGGGCTGGTCTGCATAGGCTTCGCAGAAATTGATGAGTCCGACGAGATTCACATCAATGCTGTCGTCATCCTCCTGAGTTCCCGCATTCGCGATTACGATTTCCGGAAATTCAATGTCAGGAAGAGTATCTCTGACATCCGCGATGTAGTGGTGATAATTCGGAGCATTGATAAGAAACTCGCTGTCCGCAGGATTCTTATCAATTCCAAACACGTCGTACATCAAATTACCGTGGTCATCTCTTACGAACGCAAACAGTTCCGCGACAGCCTTTCCAATGCCGCTTGACGTACCTGAAATAATTACTCGTGTCATCATACACCTCATCACACATTCTCCAGGTAGGTCTTACCTACACCGTCCTTTTCCCACTTCTTGCAGACCTTATAACCGATGGGGCTGAATACGACCTCGCACAGCAACTCCGCGACACAGCCCGTAATAGAGCAGAACACAACCTGCGTCATGGTCCACCCGAACAACACATGGCTGACAATCATAGCAAATACGAAGTTATCCACAAATTGAGCTACCAGAGTAGACACATACGAACGAACAGCGTATTCCGTAAAAGTGCTATTTGCATACAGGCTACCGATACCGTAGTTGATAAACGCATTTACGATAGACGATACAATGAATGCGATTGTACTACCCATGAGAACATACCAGGTGCCGCCGATTGTATTATTCAGCGCCTGATTTACAGCGACTTCGTTGAATGTGTAGAACTCGGACCAGTTACCCGGGATAAGGGACACCAGCTTCATAACCGCACACACAACCAGGTTCATCAGAGCCGCGAACAACGACAACTGAATAGATGCTTTGGGCCCAAATCTCTTGGTAATCATGTCCATGCACAAAAAGCTGAGCCACGATACCGTGAATCCGCAGTCCAACGCCAGCCACGACAGACCCGTCGCGATTTCCTTATTCGCGAGAAGGTTCATCAAGATGACAGACACGGTGAAGAAAGCCACTACTGCGGCCGGGACGGACTGCATGAGTCTCTTCCAGTCCTTGAGTTCCTTTTTGAAATCCATTGTTGATTTCTCCTTTTTATTTTTATTTTGAGAGAGGGTTTCAAAGGAATACAAAACTCTCTTGCTCAATCAAATGAGTGAACGCTGGCGTACCAGCACGGGTTTATAACGATAGTTCTTAGCCCAGTCCAGCAGAAAGTCGATGTTAAACCTTATTCTTTCTGTATATTCTGTCCCGAGCTTGGACATATCGTAGCCCTTAGATTCCACATAGGCCTGAATTTCACGCTGTGCGGCCTTAGGCATCATCGCGATATGCTGAGGACTATGACTGCTCTTCTCACTGACAAGAACAGAACCATACTTGGTCATAATAGACCCGTTTGCCCCGTTCATCAACCAGCTTGTAGAGTCCGCACTTGTGAACGGATACATCTCCAGCACATTTAGACTCGTCATACCGAAAGCATGAGTGCAAATATCCGGATTAGAGCTATGCTTAATGATGTCAAAACATTTATCGATGAACTTGATTTTGTCCTTGACGGGCTTGTCATTGGCAGGGGATATGCCCATATACCAAATCTTGTCCCCTTCCGGACTCCTGTAATCCAGAATATTATGCAACCACTTGAAGTCTTCTCCCTGGTGAAAAATTGGAAGCAGTTTTTCCGGGCTTTTCAAGCGTTCTCTCATATAGAGATAGTTGTTCCAGCTCATCTCAGGCGCCTCTGCTAACTCTTCACGAGTTTTGGGGTGCCTAAACTTTCCCGGGATTTTATCCACCTGAGCGAAAACATGAACATCATCATCGATACCATTGAGATAATCGATATATGCGTCCACATCTACCTCGGCGTCACGAGTGTGCGCTGAAAAGGCTCCGGAGTCAATGAGCAGATATCCTCTGCATAGCCCTTCGTTTCTTCCTGCAATCCAACCATCGATGACGTTACGGTCAAGAAGCTGACTCGCAAGACGGTTTGCTCCTTTTCTCTTAAGGTCTTCTTCAAAAACCTTATTCAAGCTACCTGCGAAATAGAGCTGAAATCCAGGTAGCGGTGCAACGCGAGGTGGCGTCGTAGGTTTTACAGGTTTTGTTGCGATAAGCGACATAGTTTCACCTCAAAATAATTTCTTCTTGTTGTCCAGAATCACAGGTTTAAGTTTTCTTGAAGCCATGTACTCCTCAATTTCAGGAATCCATGTACGAATACCCAAATCTCGAGCGGCGGCATCTAATCTTCTAAGCCATATCATTCTAGATTTGATGCTATCCTCATCGATTTCGATACCGAACTCCACAGGACACCGTAATTTCCAGTTACGACCGAACTGCGACAGACCAATAGAGGTTGTTCTTGTACTCTGGGAATAATAGAATCTACAATGCGGCATTCCGCAGGTAATAGACCTGACAGGATGAATCTGGCACCTGTAAGTCCCATCTTTCTCGAACAACCATCTGCACCGGGGCTGAATATCTCTGTCGGGCCATCCTACGAAAAGAGCGTTTTCGAGTTTGGGCTTGGGGACACAGTAGAACACGACGGGTTTTCCGTTGATAAGGTGATGCTCCTCCCGGATTAGAGTTTCCAGCTCACCCACAACTTCAAAACTCAACCCCCAAACCAAGAAATCTTCCGGGTTGGCTTTCAAGATTCTGTTCATGCCCTCTTGCGTCCAAGCATTGGTTTCCCATGGGCAACACTTTCCGCACATCTTACAGTCATCCTTGACGAAGAACGACTCATTCAACCTGATACTCGTAGGAGGAAGAACACCGAAAGGTTTGCCATCCAGGACGATGGGTTCACGAGCAACCTTGTTGATGTATTCCAGTAGCTTATAGGTACTATCTACAGACATATCACACCTCCAAAGGCTCGCCGTACCAGACTCTTGTGACTTCAGCGTCGCATTTCATCGGAACTCTAATTTTTTCTGCCGCGGCTCCTACCATCAAAGAAGACAGTAGTTCAGCGCATTCCTTGGCATTTGCCTCAGGGCACTCGCAAATGACTTCGTCATGTACCTGAATGAGCAAATGGCAATCCAGTTCCTTGAGTCTCGGATTATCGTTGATTGCAATCATGGCCAACTTCGTCATATCCGCACTTGAGCCCTGAATGATACTGTTGACACATTGTCTTTCAGCATCGGCAATCTTACCACCGTTGTCTGTGATTTTGATGCCTTCTTCACGAGCCCGCATGATGATATCACGCTTTTCCTTACCGCCCCAGGTTTTCTCCAACTGCTTGATATACTTCCTCTTGACAGCCGGGTCAACCTCTGCTTCGCCCTGGTCCTCTTCCCACGACAGCGGGTCAAATGTGGAAGGACCGCCTGCCATAAGTTCGAACTCATAAGGCTCAAGCTGTACATCTGGTAGACGACGCTTTCTACCCCACGCGGTTTCTACATATCCGTATTCACGAGCGTGAGCAAGAACATCGTTCATCCACTTCTTGACCTTCGGAAATTCGGTGTAGAAAGTATCTACGATTTTTTGCGCTTCCTTGGTGGAACAATTCAACTGCTCCGCGATAGCTTTTGCGCCTCGTCCGTACATGATACCCAAAATGATGGACTTTACAGAGCTTCGTCTCTTCGCTCCTTCCGGGTTCTTTGTACCATCCGGCCTGAATTCCTTGCACTCCTCATACGGAACCTTGTAGATTTTCTCTGCAATCCAGGCATAAATATCCTTTCCGTCAATATACGCCTGAATAAGGTGCTCGTCATGACTCATATGTGCAAGAGTTCTAGGTTCCTGCTGAGAAAAGTCGCTGGATATGAGAACAAATCCGTCCCGGCCTCGGAACATCTTTCGAATTTCCTTGTTATGAGACGGGATATTCTGCATATTGGGGTCGCTGGAACTGAATCTTCCAGTTGCCGCGCCGTACTGGTGGAAGCTACAATGGATTCTTCCGGTCTTGGGGTTAAGAATGGCAGGCATCTTGTCAACGTAGGTGGACAACAGCTTCTGAGTCTCTCGATAGTCCAAAATCGCCTTAGACAAAGGTGTATCCAATCTGAGTAGAATGTCTTCACCTGTTCCTCGGGGCTTTTCCTTATCGGGAGACGTAAGACCTAAAATGTCATACAAGATGACTGCGAGTTGTTTGGGACTTCCGACATTCACAGGGTCCGTGAGACAGGTTCCAGGGTTACGCATTCTGAAGTCTGCGATTTCCTCTGAATACATGGCGAGAACTTCGTCAATGTTCTTCTGCCTCTCAGCCATCTGTGCGTTATACTTGTCTGACAACTGTTTTGCGAACTCGAGGTCCAGACAAATTCCTCGGTCTTCCATGTCCGCCACCACTTTGATTATAGGCATCTCAATATGGCGGAACACATAGTAAGGACCAGGCAACTTTTCCTCTGTGAGGTACTTTTTCTGGAACTCCATCAGTTCCCACGTCTTGACGGCGTCACCTGCGGCATACAGATACGCGGTTGTGACGGGGATATGAGTGAAAGGAATACCTTCAAACAGCTTATCGTAGGTTAGAGATTCGTTATCCTGAGAATCACAATACTTAAGGTGAAGGTCTTTCAACCTATGAGATTCATTCTCATTCAAACAGCTACCTGCGAGCTGAGTATCCCAATATGCAGAAAGTTCTACTCCGAGTTGATTTCTGCAAACTCGAATATCGAACTTTGCATTGTGAAACACCCATTTTACTCCTGCGTCTTCCGCACGTCTAAGTTCCGCCGCCATGTCTGGCATAGACACCTGATTAGACGACAAGACACCGGTGACATAGCTCACATGATTCAGCGGTATGTAACAGGCCTTACGACCTGGAACATACAAGCACACGCCGGCGATGGTTGTAGTTATGGGCTCCAATGACGATGTTTCTGTATCAATTGCTCCATATCCGAACTTTATGATATCGTCTACATAAGCTCGTACGTCTTCCGCAGTCCTGATAAGCTCGTACTTGTCTTTGTACTTGCCCAACTTGGTGTTGACAACTGCAACGATAGTAGAGATTCTCTCATACACGCTCTTTCCGCCCTTTACGGTGGGAGTAGCCACCACTGCCTTGGAGGCCCGTGAGACAGCGGTGGCATCTCCTGTACGAGTAGACCTTGGAGGGAGCTTCTTAAGAAGCCCCATTATTAGAAGGTCTCCTCAGGATTAACGGCACGACGGGACCCACGACGACCCTGAGGTACGTCAGACGAAGAATGCTGGGCGCGGCCCGTTCTGGACGACGTTGCCCCAGATGTCGACGTGGTGACGGGAGTCTGACGACGGGGCGTGTAGCCGGCAGCATTGTCCGAGGAAGACCCACGACGACGAACAGGGGTGCTGTCCCCCTCCGAAGGGAACTCACCAGTCTCCAGATATTCGTTCATCTCATCCGCAGTCTTCTGAAGAACGAGGCTGCCCTCCAGTTCGGGCTTATCCATCTGGCTAACATCCTCAGCCTGAACATTATCCACGGGGTAGATTTCGTACTTAGTGGACTGGTCACCTGCTCGACCGTGACGCTCAATCTCAAAGACGTGCTCACTCAGGGGGCTGTAACGATTGATAAGCCCCTGGAGCTTGGAAATGAACTGACGGCCGCGCTCCCAAATCTTGACCTTCTGGTCATCCAGCTGATACATGATAACGAAACGAGCGGCACGAGCGGGAATGCCGGCCTCGCACAGCGGGCACTTCTCGATAGGGTCACCCGGCATACGAAGGCAGTCCACCTGACGCTCCTTGTCACCCAGCTTGATACGATGAGTGGAAAAAGTGGGAATATCTTCGATGCTGTCGAACATGAACTGAACACGAGCGACATCACCGTCGTTCTTCAACTGGAACCACTCACTGGAACCACCGCTGTAATACTTATCCGCCTGTTCGTTGGTAATACGAGCCATTTTTAATACCTCCTGAATGTTTTATGGTTTTTGAAGTTAAAAAGGGAGAGGGTTGAAACCCTCGACGTGAGCGTAATCAAACTCACCGACTGCACAACGGCGGTCACGGTTGACCCACTTGGGAACATATACATCGTATCCGCCGCTCTGCTTATACAGAATCTGCACCATGGACTTCGGATAGAAAGTTGTGATGGGTTCGCCATACAGCGTCTGCCCGATACGAACCTTGATGGCCTTATCGGTCTCACCCAGAATGTGTCGGTTATCGCAGACGCGAACAAGGTCGTTGCGACCCGCATTCTGCGGAATGTTTCTTAAACCACTCATATTGTCCTCCTCATATGTCTTTTGGTTTACGGTAGAAACGGTGGGTAATACACCCAACCTGCGCCAGAGCGCATCAGATGCCCAGCCCATCAGTCTTCTGCCTTCTCCACAATCTGCCGATAGTACAGACCGTCGGTGATGATACAGCGAATAAGCGCCTTGGTCGTGTCTGTGAGCTCCGTGAACGTGTACTGAACAGACAGAGGCCACCCAAACTTGTCCGGATAGACCTTCGTTGCTCGAGAAAGGTTATCCGCAGTCAGCGACTTCTTATGGCACAGCACATTGATTCGACGCTTGCACACCGTAATCTCAAACACGTTACGGCCGTTGTACTTGACGATTACGATACGGCCATCCTTGCTGACCTTATACTCCAGGTCCTGATTGGCGTACTCACCAACCTCGAATCTGAAGTATTCGACAAGCTGGGTGCCAACGCCGGGGGCACCCGCGGGAAACTTCATGCTCGTGTTGGCCTTCTTCTTAGGCGCAGGCTTATCCACATCTTCAGACGGAGTGTTCTCACACTCAGAAGTTTCGGGCTCAGATGCGTCTTCTGCAGCGGGCGCTTCTTTGGGTTCCTCGTCTAAAAGACGATACCACCGCTTGAAAGTTGCGGGCGTCACGACCTTAACGGTCTTCTCATCGCCATCATCAAACTCCAGCGTGATTTGCAGACCGTCCTCCTTGACGACACGGCCCATAAGGCCTCTCTTCTTGTCGTACACCTCGCGGCCCACAATTCCATTTTTTGTGGCCATAGTTGTTATCCTCCTTAAAAGTGTTTATGTCGAAGTGTGCCAGGCACCTTCAAAAGTATTGTACTACACGTGGCTCAATTTGTAAACAGTTATTTTAAGAAATTTTCAAAATACTTCTTGCAAATCAAGCACACCTGAGTCAAGGTCATTTATGTCTTTTCCCTCAGGTATGATATACTGCGTTATTAGCTTAGAAGTACCTACATTCTTACGAATCCGCTCCGCTCCCTTGTACCCCGCTTCATCAGGGTCGAGGCCCAATATCAACTTACGAACGGGTAATTTGCGAAGTATCTCATATTGTTCATGAGCACCGGTGCCCAAAAGAGCCACAGCAGGTATATCAAACTTCCAGCAAGTAAGGCAATTAAACACACTCTCACAAACAACTGCCCGTTCATATTTTTCAGGTTCTCTAAAAAATCGCTCTGCGGCGTAGACAGGTTTTTCAACGTCTCTTGGATAATTGAAGAACTTCGTCTTAACGGAGCGGCGAGCAATGAAAGCAGGAGAACCATCAGCCCTAAAACAAGGGAAAGTAATTGAATCGGTATCAGCATCAAAACCAATATCAAACGCTTCAATGAGTTCATCTGTCAACCCTCTTTCGTACATATATGGGTGAATATACCTGTATTTTGCAAGTTCCGCCTCCGTAAACGCTGGAATAACTATGCGTCGCCGCGAGACCTTGCGAGACAGCGGCAAGTCAATGGGCTTCCGGGTTTCTATACTCAAAGACACAAAGTTGCGAGATAGCCACTTCTCGCCGTATGCGCCGTCGTCGTCATAACCAAACACTTGAGATATCATCTGAGTTAGACTGCCCGCCCACCCGCAAGCAAAACAGTGACATGACCCATCTATCTTAGATATACCAAATGACGGTTTACGTTCTTGACCGCCTTTGTGGAAAGGACAGGTGTACATCCAGTTATCACCGGATGCTCGACCTTTTCTAAATAACTCCATATTAGAATCTAATATTAGCTGACTGCGTAGTTCGTTGACAATCTCAGACACATCAGCTAATATGGGATGGTCTTTGACATATACCATCTGCTTTCCTCCTTTCCCACACCTTTTTAGCGGCTTCACTCTTCCTTTTTCGAGCTAACTCAGGGTTTGCGGGTGGATTATACACACCCTTATTCATCTCAGACAGCTTCCTACGAGTCTCTTCAGACTGAGGGTGGCCAGCTTTCTGGCGCATCTTTTCTTTTGATTCCTCTGTGTGTTTTCGACCTATACCTGCTCTACTTATGGCCAGCTTATGCGCTTCTGACAAGGTTTTGCCTTCCCAATATCCACCCGCCGCAGGCGGGGCATGATGCCCTCCTATCTTCATATTATAGCCGAACCGTATATCCAAAGTATTGAATTCCTTAATATATTTCTGCTCTAACTCGTCTGCCTCTTCTTTAGACAGATTATCCGCCAGTATGACTGAAATCATGTTATCCCAGCCGTATTTCCTAATAGCGTTCCAGAATATCACACATCCTTCATAATTCTTACCCTCTTGACCAGCTCGTTGAGCAAGTGATGTCTTGGTCTGTCCTATATACCGCTTACCCGACGGAGACATATAACAGTAAACCTTATATTCTCCCATTTAGAAGACCTCCGTAGCATCTTTATAATCGGTTCCTGCATTCTTTTTGGCGGACTTCTTTTCTTCCCAAGGTGGTGTATCTTCAGATTTTGCGCTCTCCGTGTCGTCAACTTCATCGTTTTCGACGTAGTTAAACACGCCCTTGTCGATGTCCCAAAGATAATTCAACTTGGTGCCGGTTACACCATTTCTGTTCTTCTGAACACACAGTTCTGCTCGTGCGTCTTTCTGACGCATACTCACAACCACAGACGCATTATAAGCGATACCATCTGAATCTCTTATACTCTCCAGACCCGGAGCCTTGTCTTCTTTTGCTCCGTCACGATTAGACTGAACAACCACGAGAACAGGTATTCCGAGCTCAATGCTCATGTCCATGAGGTCTTCTGAAATATTTGTAAGCTGTGCGGTGACGCTATCGCCTCTTCTTGCTCGCTGGTCTGTGAGATAGCTTATACCATCGATGCCCAAGATATCCAGATTATTCGTCTTGACAAAAGACTTCAACTTCTGAACGGTGACTTTCCTTGCAAACTCTTTCGGGTGAGCTACGAAGAAAGGAGTTTTGTTTTTCTCAAGGTCTGAGATGTACTGCTCGTATTCAGGCATTTCTTCGCCTCTGACCATTGACCTGTTAGACATATGGCCATACAGCGTATCAAAACGGTAACCTGTCTTACTACCTGACATCTCCGGCTCAATCAAGCCGACTCTGTAACCCAGGCGCCATGCGTGTTCAAGTGTCTTTATGAGAACCCACGATTTACCTTGACCAGTTCTGGCGAAAATAACAACAAGCTCTTCGCCCCTGTGCCAACCACCTGTGATGTCGTCTAACTGGTCAAACCCGGTGGAAATAGAGTAAATCTCTGGATGCTCTTTCATCTCCTGCCACTCATCGTATCTTTTACGAGCAGAAGAAATGATATCGACACCCTTGACAGCGGACTTGACTTGCAGATTATCAAGTTGGCTATTCAAATATTCAACGGCAGCGGTGGCATCTGTCTGCATGAGCTCCGCTATCTTCTGAACAACAGGGACGGCCTTGGAGTATAGATACTCTTCATTGAATGTATTTATCAGATACTCGTCCGTCTCCGATACAGACACGATAGAAAAATCAGGAAACCTATGAATGAATGTTTCCTTATCAGGCACATTACCGTATTTTTGATAATGCTCCATAATAAATTGGTACTCATCTGGGTACGTTATGAAATAATCTGGTGTTATACTATTCAGCTCAAGTATAGACACACTCTTGTCATTCAAAACTTTTGAAAGAACCTGTAACTCTACCACTGTTACACCCCTCTTCTATCTTCACCCACGAATTCAATTATATCACTCGTGTTCCAAATTCTACTTGCGAGCCGTCCACCCACAAAGTCTTTTAGACGTTCCTCGCCTAAGTTACCTGTGAAGATGTTTGCTCTGTTTGCGATTACGCGAGCGTCTACGAAATTAAAGAAAGTTGCGCTGGAGTAATCAGACATCTTAACGGACGACACATCGTCCCATATGACAAGGTCACAGTCTAAAAGACTTTGTCTGATTCTCTTGAAATCCTCGTCTTCGTTATTCATTCGAAGCCGCTCCCGGTCAAAGAATTCAGGAACAGAAATGAATATACCCCTTGTTCTAAAGCAGTTACCTCTCCACACTTGATTGAAATATGCGGACATGAGTTTCACGGCCCAGCTCGTCTTACCGTTACCAAAGGTTTCTGAAAAAAGGTACAAGTTGTTACCCTCGTTGACCCAGTTTCTTATGTCGTCCTTGATGTCACGAAGGTACACAAACGAATCTCGGTCACCATTACCTGGAACCAGCCTCTCTGGATACCATCTGTATCTAGGTATATTAGACAGCTGAAATAAGTTTAGCATTTCAGCGTATCGTACGCAAGTGGGCCCACAGGCATCTCCTTTTAACCCGCAGACAGCTTCGTACCAACATTTATCTACCATATTTGCCTCCTTAGAAAATGTCCTCTTCAGGTACTCCCTCTAAAGGATTTCTTCTCTTTTCTTCCATTGTCTTCGCTCTAAAAGCATCAGGTCGTGCTGTATCCCAAGACGGGGTAGAACCCTCCTTGCATTCTTTCGCTGAATACTGCAAGCTCTTCCATCCGTGACCCACGGTATCTTTGACGACGCCAACTCTATCGCGCTCTCGCACAGACACGAGAATCTTCATCTGCTCCTCTATGGACTGCTCAGGCAGGAGGGAGCCGGAAGCTCCGAGCATTCTGAAATAGTTTCCGAGCTCTTTCAAAAGTTCTTGACTGAAATTGAACTTCGCTGAAACTCTCTCACACATCGTGATGAACGAGTTCGTTTTCTGAATAGAACTCTTCTTTGGAGTTTTCTTAGTATCAAAGAGTTTCCCTGAATGAGACGGTGATTTTGTAGGGGTCGCGGGTGAAACCCTATCTTGTTTACATTCTTTATCTTTATTTACTTTATTTAGGGGTAGGTTTTCTAGGGGTAGGTTTCCACCGCCTTGAAACCGGGTGCTTGAATCGAGGTCTTCTTGCACCTCATCTTCAGAACACTCATTGTCGTCTTCTGCGTACTGTGGTTCTTCGTACACGCAGTATTCATAGACGAAAATACCCTTTCCGGACTCACGAGGGTTCAGTTTACGAACGACAAGATATCTGTTGTCTTTCAATTCTTTCAGAGCCGCGTTAATAGCAGTTTGACCTTCTTTGCAGATTCTGCATAACCCTTCCACGGAGTAGTCCCAATCCTCAGGAAGAGAAAGCATTTTGCAAAGAAGGCCAATAGCTTTCAAAGACATATCTTTGTTCTTCAGAATATTGTTTGGTAAAATTGTGAAGTTATCACTTTTCTTGACTGTGAATTTAGACATGGCCGTTTCTCCTTTTCTATTGAAGCATAAAAAAGCTCTTGTGTTGTCGCACCCGAATTATTAAACGGTGGTTGAATGATGCCACTCAGTCAACACAAATAACAGTCTAATAAATGGGAAGTCGCGGATGCGACAACACAAGAGCTTTTATTTCGTTGTGTAGACTGTTAGGTGTTAATGTTGAGTGAGTGGCAAGTTTAAGTATAACACCCTCACGCACATAGCGCAAGGGTGTTATGGTAGTTTCTTGAATTTGTACTGTATCAGCTGTGAAGAACGCTTTCCAGCTGGTTGTCAACTTCAGCGTTCACCGCATCCCACAGGGCAGCCTTTTCTGCCTCAAGGTCTGCGCCTTCCGGAATGACTCGCTCTTCACTGAAAGTGAACTTGTAGTACGTTCCGTTGATTTCGCGAGTCAGGCCGCTGTCAGCACGAATGACAGTTGTTACGCCCTGCACCGGTACAGCGCCAGGGTCGGGCGTTGCCTGCGAGAGAGCGTCGTTCTCGTTGGTCTTCGTGGCTTCTTCAACGGGTGCCGGCGGGCACGGTTCGTATGCTTCGCACACGTCGGGCGCGAGATACGTTTCCCCCTTCTCTTTCACGTGAATTCCGTCACATTTGGAGCAGTATTCGTCCTCAGGGTCTCCTGCGAACTTGCACTTGATGATTTCGGGTTCATTACTCATCTTTCATTCTCCTTATTTTTAGATTCCATTGGTTTATATCTATGCCGCGACGCCTAAGCATCCCGGTACATAGCCACGTATCATCCTCTTAATACATCTTCAGAGGGTGTAGAGGGAAGCCCTTTCAACCTGCGAAGCTCAATCAAGGTCATGACAGAATAGGTGGCCAAGTCCTTAAGAGTGTCTTCGATGCTCTCGTCCTGCACCTTCTGAGAAGAATTCTTAGTAAGAGAGCAGAGCCTATTCAGCTTATCTGTGAGTCTGATACAGGGCATTGGCATACCCCATTCTTCAAAACTCTTTCCGAAACTGTCACCGTAGTCCCAATTCTTCGCGGCGTAAAGGTCTGCCATCTCTCTACAAATTTGGACGAATTCTTTTACTTTCTTATCGTGGTCTTCCTTCGTGTACATTATCGAATCCTCCTCATGGCATTTTTTGCGTTTTCACAGGTACCGAGGGTGATTGTATGTGAATCCCACAGAAACGAATTCATGGCATCGTATGCGTAAGATGCGACCTCCCTCATTTGAGGGTGAGCGGCGGGAGACATACGAAGATTGAAGAAGTGGCACCACTCCATCAGGGGCGCAGTCATGATAAGTTCCGTTTTCAGGCTGTTGGGGAGTACGTCCCTGGCCTCCTGCGGAGTTCCACCGTCTTCGAGAATTGCATTGTATGCAGTCTCTGCGCTCTCACAAGCAACAAACCAGTTGAGATACCGTGTGGAGTTCTCCTTGAAGAAACAGGGTTTAATTACCGTGATTTCCCCTCCGAATTTTCCGTTACGGTAATTGCAGTACCGAGTAGACTCCTGGCAGAAAGATGCCGGGCGGTGCCTTACAATTTCATGAGTCACACCGCGGTCACAGATAAACTTCACAGACACATCTTCATGGACCAGCCGCTGATAGGTAGACACGAGCTCATTTGCAGAAATCTGTCTGATACTCCATTTCCCTCCCTTAAGATTAAACGGGAAGTTACTCTTGAATTCAGGAAACAGAATAGGTTTAGCTTCTACGAAGTCGTTCATGTAAGGCGGCACGCCCGCGAAGCAGAAAAAGTCTCTCCATGCTCTCACGTTACCGGATACAACGTATCCGTCAGAATCTGTGAATCTGAGATACATCTTTACCGGGTAACGGTTTTCTACGAACATGACTTTATCTCTGATGTCTTCATACACGTTGTATGAAACCCGAAAGATGAACGATGCGTGTTCCAGCACAGCTTCGTGGCCTCTCTTAATGATGTTCTCCACAAACTTTTCAGCTGAATCTTCCGTGATTTTATCCTCGGACTTGTAGCACACCCGACCGCATTTTTCGATTTTCTTGATGGGGTCGTTCTCTACAAGGACAGATGCCTGAGAATTGATGATTTTCATTACTTTTTCACCTTTCCTAATCTCAGAGTGACAGTAGGAGCCTTGGGCGTGACAGCAGGTGCGAGAATCTCGGCATCCACCTCATGAGCGTACACGAGTTTTTCCATCTCGTCATCGTCGATGTACTCACGAGTCTTGACTACCTTTGCAAACTGCTCGGGCGTCAACGCCTTACGAAGAATCTCGATTGCCTGCAACTCGTTGACTTCCGAGTTCTCGGTGACCGTGATGTACGCACGAATATCACCTGCGATGAACTCTGTCTCATTACGGTTCTGCAGACCTTCCTTAATCTGCGTACCGTAATCTGACACAGCCTTTTTGACTGCCTTCTCAGATTCCTTGGCGTCCTTATACGCAAGAACAGCAGATTCCAGTTCTTCGTCCGTCATCTTTCCGATGTCCAGCTTTCTTCTTGTTGCCATTGTGTTGTCCTCCTCAATTAAATTGATGTTTGATGTCGGCCTTTGACAGCCCCTTATTTGTAAGAGCTCTGACTCCACGTTTGCCCCAGAGTCTTGCGGCATTGTATTCAGACATAGCTCCCTTATAAGGCCCTCTAATGTTGTCCCTGAAAGTAACCAGGTAGTGAAGGTCTTCCTCCTTGATATACTTGGTTCTCTTTCTATCCAGATAATACAAGGGCGGTAGATACAGGCCTTCAGGTTTCTCAAGGTCTGAGTTCCACCAGTTGTACCATCTATATAGTGTGTCGGTAGATATGTCGAGATACTGCGCTACCTTATTGGGGGGCCAATATCCCGCATTCAGTGTCTTCATTTATTCACCTCCTTATCCAAAGCAGAAGTACATACCATCTTGTTCTGCGTATATATCGCCTTGTACGAATTCTGCTTGAAAAATAACACCCGCCGGGCAAATAGGCTCATCTGATTCTAAGACTTCTTGAGCAATTTTATACGCTCTTTCTACTGCGTGTGCTTCTGCCGGTGAACTTGCTCTATCAGGCCACACAATACCTGTCCAGTATAATCTTCCATACTGTCGCTCCGCTGTCGCGACTTCGTAAAAACTATCTGGAAATCTTGAATCGTTTACACGGTTCAGAAATACCTGCGCTACAAGACGTCTTGTTTCGTCTGAAACGTTGTCTCCGCCCGCTTCTTGGTAGACAATAAGTGCAAGTATCTCCAGTTCTTCGTCTGTGTAGGTTTTATCAGGTAGTGGTTCGCTGTGTAGAAGAGAGTCTTCCACAGTTTCCACAATGTTTTCCACAGGCTCATGTACGGTAGGAGTAGGCTGTACATACACGGACTTCTCTGTATATGTGTTCTGAGGTTCATATACCTGAGTACGCAACATGATGATGCCTGATAGAACAAAAATCAGCGATAATAGGAGCATTCCTGATATAAATTTCTTCATCTCACCCTCCAAAAGTTAATAGATACGAAAGAACATTGTCCACATTCTTCCCATCAACCTTGCCATCTACAAGCAAGTCCGCCATTTTTCCTTTCTTCTGAACAAGATTGTAGACGCCTTCGTCTACTGTGTCTCGAGTCAAGATTGTGACGATACGAACTGTTCCTCTCGTACCGATTCGGTGCGCTCTGTCCTCTGCCTGGTCTTTGATTCCTCTGTTCCACGGCTCATCTACAAAGATTACAAGCTGTGCGGCAGTAAGTGTGAAACCAGTGCCCAGAGCGCCTATCGTACCAATCATGACCTTACAGTTGGGGTCGTTCTGGAATCTATCTTTCTCCTCCATTCTTTGAACAGAGCCCACTTCACCCGTAATGTATGCCGGGTTGTACTTCTTGAGTTTATGCCGAATCACATTCGTCATCTCACTCCAGTTACTGAAGATGATTGCCTTTCCACCCACGGATACTTCTTCTTCTACGAGTTCTTCCATGCGGTCCATCTTCGCAGATTTTGTAACCGTACTGGACAGAATGCCTGGGTATCCTGTGACCTGACGCAGGCGCAACATTTCAGACAGCGGGTCAGGGTGAACCTTGACTTTATCGATGTTATCACGAACCTGGTCTCTCACATCTTTATACAGAGACTTTTGTTCAGGATAGGCATCTACCCACTCGATGGTGTGAACCTTAGGCGGCAGGTCAAGAACATCTCCCTTAACCCTTCTAAGCATTACCTTGGATACCATTGAACGGAGCTCGTCTAGATTCTTATATCCGACGATTTCTTTTCCACCAAATCCGCCCATAGTGCAATAATGCTGTTTATAGGCATAGAAACTATGAGTTTCAAATCCGGACCACCTAAGAGGTAGATACAAATCCAACGGATTGTTCAATACAAAAGTACCGGACATCGGAATCTTGGGGCCTTTGCAATCGATAGAAAGAAGAGCCCTGCCTTGCTGGCTATCGGGGTTCTTTGCCTTGTGAGCCTCATCAAAAGCAATCATTCCAATGATTCCTCTATCACATAGTTCTTGAATTTTCTCTGCAATAGGAAATCTGATGACTGTGCGTTTTCCTTGCTTTTCTTTGAAGCTACCGCCCCTGAGAGTCTCGATATTGGTAATCCAGAAGAACTGATTCGGGACATTGTTAAGGTCTTCCATCTTGTCTTTTGTGCTACCCTCAATCATCTTTATGGGCGGCCGTTTTGTGAATCGAGTACCTAAAATCCACGAATCTTCTCTGCTGTGAATTTTGACTTCATCTGCCCAGTTGTACTTGTTACCGTTGATTCCGCAGATGATAAGACAATGTTTTAGACCGTCTGTCTGTTTTCTACACATGGCGAGGTCGATTATCTCTTTTGTCTTACCCAAGCCCTGGTCATCGCCGAGCAGAAAACTTTCATGCTCGAGACCATAGATTACACCCTCCATCTGGTGTTTGTAGGGCTTGGTGGTAAATACGAACCCAGAAGGCAGTTGTGCGTGAGACTCGGGCGTCTCGTGGCACATCTCGCCGCGTAACCGCACGTCATAATCGTGTAGCCTGCTCATGAGCATGGGCACAGCGGATTCAGGTATTTCCCATGTCTTCTTGTCCGGAATGTAGACTCGAGTACCCATACTTTTGATAATAGACACGAGATTAGAGTCGTATTCAAATGATACAAATGCAGAAAGTTTTGAAAGTGATGTAGGTTTCAATCTTTCCGGCTGGGCGATTTCAATATATACCATATCGCTCCTCCTTTCATCATAGTGTATTGTACTACATATTATTCTAAAATGCAAGCATTTCTTAAAAAAAAGTGTGCGGCTCGCTGAATGAACCGCACACATATTTATATAGGCTCTAAATTGCTGGGCTGTCCCTACTTTCCTCATCTGAACTAACGAAGTTACTCGCCTTCGCAGATTCGAAAGTTATCCCACCTCGCTTGTGGTCGGACTTTGCGAGAGAAAGGTAACCATTTGCTCCTGCAATGATTACAGCTTCCCCCACTCCCGTTGCGGCTGTAAGCCAGGCGGCGGCAGCCGTGTAACCGCTCTTGATGCACATATACATCAAAAACAGGCACTCTTGAACGATGATGAACCCAAATACCATTGCGATAAGGCACACCATCTTACTCCATTGAATTTTCCGCTTTCTGCGCTTTGCGGTGGTGCGCCTCCCTCTCGCCATTACTTCAGTCCGAACTTTTCAGCAAATCTGCTGAGAACAGTTGCAAACTGCTCACGAGTCAGGAAGTCCTGCCACATATAGTTCGGTTCACCATTGGGAAGAGTAGACCCACCCACGAGAATGCCGTTCTCTACGACGAACTTTCTTCCTTTCTCGCTGTACTGGCCGCAGTCGTTGTCCTGAAGCTCGGCACGGTAGGCGGCCATAGCCACCTTGAACATTTCGTTGAACTTATCCTGAGTCATTTCCTCTTCAATCTCCTCTCCTGCAAGACTCCAGTCAGGTCTACCATAACCAGCAATCTGACTGTAACTCAGCTTGTAACTCTTGTTTCGTACGGCTCCACCGTTCGGGACGACGCCCGGTGCGCTTGAGGTGTTGCCCTCAATCGTGTAGACTCTGCCTCCTTCGACCTTCTCCACAAGACCCGTATGATAGGAGCTTGCGCCCTTATCATTCGTGAAGAAAATCTGGTCACCCGGTTGCGGGTCCTTGAAAAAGCGCCCGGCCTTTTTGTAGTATCTCATGCTGTAGGTACAACCTGCACCTTCGCCCCTCTTAGGCTGAAAAGTCATAGCCATACCCAGCTCAAGGCCGAATGTGTAGATGAAGCAGTAGTCTACGAAGCAGTCGCACCATGCGTAACCGTTCTTCTTACCGTTATAGACTAATCCAAGGTCGTCCAGAAAGGCCGCGAACTTATTCCAGTTATTATAGCCAGCGTTCGCGGTTTTGTCGTTGAGCTGAGAATTAGTAGCTTTTTCAAGGTACCCAATTTCAGCTCTTGCGGTTTCAATTACTCGGGTCTGCGGTGTCATGTTCGTCTTCCTCCTTGATTTTAACACGCTCATCAATATCAGGTGACTCTTCAAGTTCGACGGGCTCGGAGGGCGGATTAGGGTCATTAGAACCGGGAGTTGTGGCTGTAAGCATATCTTTCAGTTTCTTAATAACGTCGACCGCGTAGGCTGTAAACGCGGCGAGCATCACAAGGGACACGGCCGTCATCAAATTGACTGTCTGCCCGTCGATTTCCACAACCATCAGGTTCGGATTAAGGTAACCTGCGAAATAGACAGCAATGAGTGCGACGGCTACAACACCGCCCTTGATGCACCCATTACGGAATTTTACCTTATCCCAGTTACCCTCAATAATTGCACCCGTAGACCCGAGAGCAATATTGGCGAGGATGACAAGAATAAGACCCGCCGCAAGTCGAATGGTGGTCATATCCAAAATATCCATTGTTTTTCCTCCTCATACTTTCGATATAAGTTTACACAGTTTTCTAAGGTCTTCTTCTTCAGCGTCGTAAAACTTATTAGACCACAGCCAGAAGTCTTCAAAGTCTTTACGTCTGAATTCATTTGCCCAGGGGTCTTTCCATAAAATCTGCCAACGCTCTTTAACTTTGGGGTTATCGGGCGTAGGAAGACTGAGCAACTTCAGAATGTCGTTGAGCAGGTATGCTCGTTGAGATACATCAGGAGAATTTGCCTGCACGAGATAATCCTTCTGCATCTGACAATCGTCGTTGCACAGAATATTCCCTTTCCAATAGATAATTCCATTGACGCACTCGAGCATCGTACCGTAGGGAATATTTACTTTTTCCCCCGTTCGACTCAAAGCTCTGAGTCGTTTTCTGGTCATGTATTGTCCGTCCATATATGTGCCTCCGTATTATCCAGTTACTTCTGTCCAGCCGTACACGCCCGGTTCCCACACATTCGCGGCGACATCGGACGTCCAATGTTTGTCCTTATGGCTCACCTTTGCACCTTTCTCGTAGGCGTCATGCGCTCCTACAGGCTGAGACCAGGCAGGCCACTCTTCAGCGGGGTCACTCGTTTTGCTCCACAGACTGGCAGCCGTATCGGGTGTCCAGTCAGCCTGAGAAGTATGAGCTTGGACACACTTATAGAGAACATCCTTGTACCTACGAATCTGACCCACCGTGTAGGCAACAGGAAAAGCCCATTCAGCGAACAGGTCAGAGTGTTCAGCCGCCGTAACAGGGTCAATAGACCCGGCCTCAGCCATCGTGACGAAGGTGATGCCGTTGACAACCTGCGCCTTCTGAACTTCAGTGGCGGTGCATACTTCGCAGAACTGGACTTCTCGTGCGTTTTCGATACCTCCGTTGGTACCAAGAGTAAAGGTTTCACCGTTGAAGGCAATTCCCTGTGCTTCGTCCTCTGCACACAGTACGAAGCAACCGTTATCGGCCTTTTTGATAAACGTGAGCTTATCAGCTACGCCGATTTCGGTTCCGTTTTCGAAGATTTTGAACATACTGTACCTCCTATGATGTTATAGTATAGACGATTTAATTTTAATACACGGTTATGGTCGTCATAACTCATGTAGTATCCTCTTATTGAAGCATTATACCACTCATCTATCTTATCCTTCGTCATCTTACCCTCTTTCAATTGTCGTGCGAAAAAGTGCATTTTATGACGAGTTCGTTTAAGACTGTCTCTGTTTCCTCTACAAACAACCTTTCCGGTATCTGTCAGAAAGAACGTTGCCTTACAGTATTTGAATTTACTTGTGAGTGGTATTATTTTACACTTATTTCGGTTTATTTGCAACCCATTATTTTGAAATCTATCGTGTACGTCGTCTATGAATGCCTGTGCTTGTTCTTTTGTCTTGAATATGGCGTAGTAGTCGTCCATGTAATGGGCGAATTCTTTCACACCGAGTTGGCATTTCACATAGTTGTCTACGATAGATGGTAATGCAACCATTTCAGCTTGTGACGGCTCTACACCAAGCGGCATTCCTACAGAGGTACCTGAAGTTCTTGCAAAGTCCATGACTACCTGGTCGCATAAATTTCTTATTCTGCCGTCTTGTATCATATCTTGGTGGCGATTGTATATCGCCCAATGCGGAGCAGATGGAAAGAATTTTCTCAGGTCTATTAAAACGATAAACCCGTCTCTTCCATGCTTTCTATACCACCTGTGAAGATGAGTTTTTAATCGCATGAAGGAGAAAGAAAGCCCTTTACCTTGCTGACTCGCACCGTTGTCATAAATCATTTGAGGTCTATACAACGGGTACAAGATATTCTCGGTTATCACCTTATGCACCTGTCTGTCTTGAACCGTAGGTGCGTCTATGGGTCGTATCTTTCCACGCTCTGCAAGCATGAAATGTGAACCCTTGTGACCTTTCCATGTACTATTGATTACCTCGTGGCGCCTTAAAGCTGTGCCTGAAATTAGGTGAAGTTCAAAGTTGTTTACACTCCTCTTCCACCTGACTCCTCTACAACATTTCTCGCCGGCTTTGAATAACGTACTGTAAGAGAATATCTCTTCCAGCGAGCCCAGTTGTTCGTTTCTGTTTAGTTTATTTTTCTCTCGTTTCTCCTTTCTTCGTTGATATCTATATTCATGTCGCTCCGAACTATTCATGGGTAGTTTTCGTCCTCCGTACAGTATATTATAGAAGCAGGTTATAACTGCGTAATGACAAATCATGAAATGAGTTACTGCTATACCTCACCATGCAAGAAGCGTCCGACTTGCCATATCAGAGGTGCTATTTTTGGATTAACTCCATGGAAGTGCCTCTCCTTCTGTGTAAAGGTTTATTTCACATAAAGCTACTTTCTTCAACCAATCCTGATGGATTCACAGAATCCGGGCGCCAACCCATTCGAATTATTCGCATTGTTATTGTTGGCGTTGCCATCGGTATTCACAATACAGAAATTATTGCTGTTGTTGTAATTAGCCGAACGACAATGAGGTTACAGAGACACACCAGCTATTGAATTATCCAGTTCGAGATGCGTCGCTTCGTATGACGCCATTCAGGAGCATTTCCTCTTTTGCGATTAGCTCTCCGAGCCTATCTGCCATTCTATCAAGTCTTGCGACTGCGCCTGTTCCATCTTTCTTATCCAGCGTATCTGTGAAGCTACCAGCGGGGTTCTTATTCATCTGCCTGTAACACGCAAGAAGGCGAACATCAAGAGCACGAAGATTCGCACGGGCCAAGATTAGAAATTTTGTTCTTTCTTCCATCTTCATCGCAAAGTGTCTACCTTGAGGATAGATGGAATTTGCAGATTCACAGTTATCCATCAATGAACCTGCCAACTCTGCGATGGGTTGTGCGACCAACCTTGCGTACCTGGCACTGACTCTTGTGAGGAATCGAATGGTTTCATCATAGATTTCATATGCCACCGTTACGAACTGTGCTTTAGATTCACTTCTCTTCGATGCGAGAACAGACATATTTTAACCTCCAGGCGGGGAAAGAGCCCCGCCCGCTTTCGCGGGACGGGGATTCCCAGATTTACGATTAGGCACAGAAGCCGGGCGCCAACCCACGCGAAAGATACGCATTGATACCGGTGGCGCCGCCATCGGTAATCACAATACAGAAATGATTGCCGTTGCTGTAACGAGCCGAACGACACCAATGATACACAGCGGTACCAGTAGCATCATGACGATACTTGACCTTACTGTTACCGGCCTTATAGTAATCGTATTGTGCCTGATAGTTCTGCTCGTACTGGTTGGCGTAAGAACGAACACCCTGAACCTCAAACTCTGCAAGGAAGAACAGATAATCAGTGGTGGGTGTTACTGCGCCAGATGTATTACTGGCATTACCTGTATTATCTGTGTACTTCGTAACAGGCTTCATGACAGCTCTAAGGTCCGCCGGCAGAGCCGCCATAAAGCTATTTGCAGGAGGTGAAGTAGGAGTACCGCTGTTGCCCAGAAGAGTTTTACGACCGTAGCTGTCCTTCCAACCACCTACGTTGGTATTCGACAGATTCATTCGGAAACCCTGACTGGAACCATTGTTGCTATATTGGGAATCGCAGAATGCGATATCCGTACCACTCGTTGTCTTACCAATCTGGAAGTGAATACGGTTCAAACCTTCCTTGCCGCTATTGTGGTTGAATCCGAGAATAAACGCTCTCACGGTGCTGTTCAACGACATACCCTGAACAGTTCCAGAAATCTGAATATTCTTGTAGTCGCCCACATTCCAGTAAGTGGCGCCGGTTCTTGCATCGGACACAGACTTGATGTCTGCCCAGCTATTCTCATTCAGAGTGTTGCTGATAAGACTGACACTCACGTTCACGGTCTGAGATGCGGGAGCGGTGTGGTTCGTATCTGCCGCGACATTGATTGTAATCACGCAGTTTCCAGACTTGACACCGGTGACGGTGATGACATTTCCGCTGACAGAAGTTGTAGCAACCTGATTATCATTGGAAGATGCGCTGATAGCTCCGGTGCCTTCTCTGATAATCGTGATGGTATCCGACTTCTTATTGGTCGTAATCTGAATAGACGTTTTGTCCTTCGTGAAGGAGCCCGCCTTCTTACCGATAGACCAGTTGACCGTCTTCGCCGCGGTTGTGCCGTCAGGCCACTCATATTTGTCGTCCTTGAGAGACGCCTGCATGGTGTAAGAGCCTGCGTTCGTTGCGCTCTGAGTACCACTCAGCGTCATCTTGGTTGCGTCATACCCGGACAGCGTGGGGGACTGAGATGCGCCGTTGTAAGTAAGAGTGCCGCTCTGAGTAGGCACAGAAGGGACCTTGATTCGACTCACCGTGACAGCGACAGATGCGGTATATGCTTGACCGCCGATGGTTGCGGACACAACGACAGACTTGGTACCGTAAGTCATCGTCTTGGGGCTGTAATCTACCTGGTCTGTGATTACAGCGGTAGAGCCGTCTGCAAACGTGGCCTTCACGACCATTCCTGCGGGGTCAAACTGGTCACCCACGATGTACGCCGTCTTGGTAGGATTGCTCGTTACCTCAATCTTCGTGGCGATACGAAGGTCAACCGTGTACTTGAGAGCGCCCGTAACTTCAACGACCTGAGAAACAGTCTTAGCACCATACGTTGCCGTGACGGTCCATGTGCCGGTGTTGGGAAGAGAGAACTCCTGACTGCCCGTACCCGTGAGGGTTGTAGTACCATCCGAGCAGGTCAACGAAGTTCCTGCAAGAGCGATGACAGAAATTGTTGGGCTCTGAACACCGAGTGCGCTTTTCAATTTTGCGATGGTGATTGACTTGGACTGCTGGTCTGCGGTAGAATAAAACGGAACCGTATCATTCATACCCAGACTCTGCGAAACGGGCAGACTCTCAGTCTTGGGCTGATATTCTCCCAAATTTTCCGGAAAATACCCCTTAGGAATCTTCTTCGTTTCGGGGTCCAGCGGAGCGATGTTTTCGAATGCGGCGTCAATTTCCTGAGCCGCTTTCTGCACCGCGTTTACCTGCCTGTTCAGATAGTTATACCCGTGCTGAGGCGTCAAGCCAACTTCGGTGCCGCCGGGCGACACATATTGGCTATCGGTCCAGTTTTCAGGCAAATCCGCAGGCAGACTCTGTTTAACCGGTCTTGTTGCCATATAACTTTCCTCCTTTTATTAGCCCTCTTTGATTCTGATTGTGTGCTTACCCAGAATTGTCTGAGGTACAGGTACCCACACATTCGAGTTGGACAGCACATTATCGTCACCGTCGAGTAACTTGATGTTTGTCACTTCTTCAACCTGGGCGGGGGTCACCTCATATTCAAGAGTAACCACAGACCCAATGGCATGGCTGACTCTGAAAGATGTAATCTTAACAGAGTCATTGATGAGTACCGCCTTAATGTCCGAAAGAACAAATCCGGCGGTATCATGAAGAAGTTTATCCGTGATAGAAGCCTTATCTGCCATCTTAATTATAGCACCTCCCTCAGTTAATGCAAACGGTTTTTCTCCCAGAGCCCACGACCCCAATTTGTAGTACCACTCAAGTACCTGAGAACCACTTATGGTGGCGAACGGAAATGCACCCAGTCTCCACTGGCCCAGAAGATAGTTCCACTGAATAGTCCTGTATGAAATCTCTTCGTTGATTGCGATGAGCAACGCCGTGAGTGGCACATTCGTGAAGATGATATTACAGGGCTTAATCTGGTTGATGGTGAACTCGAGTTCTTGATACCAATTTTGGTTCAATGCGGAAGACTCAACGTACAGAGTATAATTGTTGAAATCCACATGAGCATTCCATGCACCCTTTCCGATAATGTCGTCCAGTCTCTTTTTAAGAAATCTGAAAGTGAACGGAGGTGCAAGAGTGATTCTATTTAGAACTCGCTGTCTTCTGAATTCCATAGATTCAGTGGTTGGGTCTGCGATGATTCCGAGCATCATTTCAAACATCTCAATACCTTCATAGTTTGCGGTGAGAACAAAGGTATTTGCAAATGCTTGAGATGCTTCGGTTTGGGCGGAAGATAGTTGTCTCTGTTCAGCGTCGATTATGGCGTCCATCTCCGTGACATCCTTGTAGATGTGAGGGACGAACGAACCGAGGAGTCTATCATACATTGATAGTCACCTCCCCGAGTTTGGGCAACTGCTGAGTCTGTGCGTTCTCCGTAAACTCGATGTCTTCTGCGGCTCCGTTCAGTGTAACATGAGTGACATTTGCCACTCCTGCGACATTGACAATTGCAGATGTGACTCGTGCGACAAACATGGCGATAGAATATTGATTCAGGTCATTGGAACTTGCCCAGCTTTGCCTGAGCTCATTGATATACGCCGCAAGCGCATTTTTGATGGGCTCTTCTACCTGCCCCTTCGTGTACCCTGTTTTCAGCACGAGAGTGGCGGACACAGCAACGCTAACCTCTGTGGGGGTAACTACGGTGACCTTGTGGCCAATGGGCGCGATGCCCAGACCATCGCCCGTCTCGCCCTGTGCGTTTTCCGGGTCAATATACTCCTGTACTTCCTTGATGTACTCGCTGGAAACAGGATTATATTCAGGGTCGATAATGCTCAACTTCACCGTGCCTCCGCCGTTCCATACAGGATAAATCTGGACGGCGCTCACTCCGCTCAGCGCAGTTACCTTCTCACGGTAGTCTGCAATATTTCCGCCGAATGCCTTCTGATTCAGAGCGGCGAAGTAGCGAACACGGAATTCTTCGTCTGTTTCGGTATTTCGAGCAGGGACGAGAAGAGTGGACATTTCAGCTGTCGCAACACCCTTGATGAAAGTGATGTTTACGAGAGTGCCCGAATACTGATTTCCGATTGTACCCGCTTCCTCGCATCTGAGTTGATAGTAGCCAGGCACATACAGACCTGATTCGTCATAGAAGTAGTCGATGACAGTGTAGTTGATAGGGGATGTGTCACTTACAGTGGAGAATCTGGCACCCATCGGTACAGATATAGGGGTACCTTCGCTATCTGCAAAATACGCCTTCTTGACAGCGTATGTGGCGGCGTATCTTTTGAGTCCCTGTTCCGCCGCTCTGTTATCAAGAGCATCACCTGTTGCAGTGATAGCAAAGGTGTCTTGATAAAACCCTCTAAGCTCCATGAAGAATCCTGCCAACATCTGGCAGAAGGGAGCCAGTGCATCATAGATGATACTGCCCTCACGCTTATCCAGGCTGTCATCTACAAAGGACAACGCCTGAGACATGAGATATTTGTATGTGTACTGTTCCAGCTTGTCGCCAATCATAACTGTACCTCCGTTTCTACTTTCTGGCTACCGTATATTGTGTCGGCATAAAAAGACACGGCACACGAGTCAAGCCCGGTCCTTGTGAATTTGAAATCTCTCACACCTGTTACTCTGTCATCACAGCACAGAGCCTCTTCGATAATTTTAGGCACTCTCGCCACCACATAGTCATAGGACTGGCCCACGAGAAGATTGAGCTGATTACCGTAGTACCAGTCATAAATCTCATAGGCGTATTTAGAGGTATCCAGTACCTTCTTGATGAACTGCATCACGGCCTCGGAATCATCAATGTTTCCCATGATTCTTCCATTTTCCATATCCAACCTGAATGTTTTGGTCGGTAGAGTTTCAAAATCTTCTGTCGTGTCTACAGAAAAAGCAGGAGTTTCAGGTATCACGGTTTCACTCCCTCCTTTCGTTGGAGAACATAGTATTTCTGACCTCTTCCGAGTTTAATCATCATCACCTTGTCTCCAACTTTTAATCCCCTCCACAGCTTAATCTGATAGATGCCGCAGTTATCTTCAGAAGTGGCTCCATGAACACCCGTATGCCCATGAGGGTTTTCAAAGATGTATGTGCCAGAATTGGCTGTACGAGTTATAATTGTTTCTTGACAAAGTGCTCCCAGAATTAAAAAGGCCTCTGTCAGTTCCCTATTGTCAACTTTGACTTTAAGGGGAGAGACAGAGGTTACTTCGCCTTCTACAATGTCGACGACTTCATTCTGCGGAGTACGCCCTGCCTCTCGCATCATCTGAGCGAGTCTGTGTCCATCACCCACCGCGAACAACCTCCGTTTCTAAGTCCATTGTATGCTCATTGTTTTTGAATTTATGTGTACACTGAGTGACGAGAAGGTAACTATTCAGAGACAGGTCACCCAGGTCTGCAATCTTGCATTTGAATGTACACCCCGCGAAGAACTCTTTGACGCCCAGGCAGTGAAGAGTGAGTGAGCGTCGAGTATCGCAGTAGTATTTCAGCATCTTGAGGCCGCGAGCTTCAATCTGAGAAAGATTATAGCTCTCGTCCACCTTTTCGTACAACTGCAAGATTCCCCAGCGTTTTATTTTCTCGCCACCGTTTACCGTGTCGTTGACAATGAAAACTTCACGCTTTCCAGTAGTCTCGTTGTCCCGGTATAGCTTGATTTGGTTGTACACGTCCTTATCTATAGAGGTCTCGTAGTCAAACCCAGTAACAAACGATGCGTCACCCAGCATTTCCGGTCTCATGCAAGACTTCACGTTCAGGTGCTTGATTACACCAAAATCATCTCTGATAAAAAACCACTGATTGGTATTTGCGAGAGTGGCATCCAGAGCATTCTGAACCATTTCGTATAGGGACACCGCGTCCTCCGAACGAGGCGGGCAGATGTAGGTGCTGGGGTCTGTGATTTCATACTTGAGAACAAACTCGTCACACAGCTGAGCAAGAATCTGAGAACTGGTTACATTCTCAAACACCTTTGCGTCTTTATTCTTCAGATATCGTAACTGGTCGTATGCTGTGACCTTGATATTTCTAACATCTTCGTCACGACTCTTTTTGAACACGAAGCCCTTGAACATCTTATAACCATCTACGATAACAGACACCGTTGCACCCTCCCAGAAAGCAAGAGGGCTCGTAGCACGAACCGTGAATTCGCACTTACCAGGATTGTCTGTCATATAGGTGGTTATTGTCATATCTGACACAGCACGAGACACATCGAATGTCTTATTGTGTCTATTATCGAATATGATAGTCTTTACATTCATGCGAGCACCACACTTTCTGCGGTTACCCAGCCGAGCCAGCCACCATCAGGAGTGGTAACATGATAGGGATGACTTCCTTTCTTATTGATGAAGTTTACCTTACCTCGATAGTTGGTAAATGTCTTACCCGGTTTTGCACCGTAGCTGTCGTAATGCACACGACCATTCAGCACAACGTCACAGCCGATGGTAATCTGTTTTGGAGCAGGGGTAACCTTTGCGGCAGGTTGAACTGTCCCTACTTCTGTCTTTGCTCTTGTAGAGCGGTTGGTAGACGTCGCGGCCAATACGGAGATAGAATAGTCTTTATACTCCTTGAAGGTGATGGAGTAGTAGGTGTCTTCGTGGTCTCCGCCCTGATGATAATACGTGAAATCCTCAATAACAACTTCACGGTCATAGCCCATTCCACCAACGGATTCAATGCCCGTGACCGTAAGTCTACAAGGCTTGCAGTCTTGACGGATTTGATTGATGAGGTCAAGATAGAACTGAGCGGAACGGAAGCTACCCTTGGTACGAACTCCCGTCCACCAGCTCTCATAAGGGAAGAAACTGTCCCAACTGATTTTATCCAGCTGGGGCAGTTTAGGGACAACGATGTCACCGATTGTGATAATCTCAGTGTCAAGATTATTAGAAGAGCTTGACACCTCGATTTTTTCAGGGTTGACAGGGAACTGCACAACCTGACCATTATAAGTAAGAAAGATTCCGATATCCACCTGTCAACCCTCCTATCAGTTTGCAACGAGAGCCGTTGCCATCTGCTCTTCCACCATGTCCTCAATGACATCCATAATCTTATTGACGTCTGCGGTTTCTCGCACGTCTCCGAAGCTGATGTGCGCCACCGGGGTAATCTGCTGGAGATTGAGAAGATAGTCACGAGCAGCCATATCTCGCAGAAGCTGAATGTCTTCGTCGTTGATGTTGACGTCATTCTTGATGGAGCCTACGCTATCGAGGTTACCGCCCGCTACATTTACTCCTGCTCCTGTTGCGCCATTATAGAGTGCTTTATTGCCCTCCATGAAATCTGTGAGTCCGCCTGTGAAGTCTCCAATACCGTCCGTCAGAGTCTTTACGGCACCTGCGCCCCACTCATATCCACCATTATAGGCATCAGACACCCAACCATCTTGGAATGCTCCTGTATCTACAAAGTCTTTGCGCTTACTTTCCAACTCTGCCTGTTTTGAAAGTACGCCGTTTGACAGCGTTGCAGTTATATCCCAATCTTTACCTAATACGTTTCCAATGGCGGATATTAAATCAAGAAGAGGGGAGAACATTTGAATAGCCATCAACACGCCTTCAAGTACGAAAGAGGGAAAACCAACGGCAAACAAATTATACAAGAAAATGCCTATATTTGCAATGATTTCCCACACGGCGAGACCAAAGTTCTTAAATGCGGCTATGACCACAGCAATTCCGCCGCAAATCGCCCCGACTATCTGTTCAAAGGTGAAGCCCATACGCATGAGAAGCATTATGATGACCACGATTAGGGCGGCTATCAACAAGAACGGCGATGTCGCCGCCACCATAGCGTATAGAGCACCAACGATATGGACCCCGATTACAATAGCAATCGCAAGCAGAATTGTGTAGAGTGCCCACGAGTGGTCCATCAACCAGGTTATACCGTTCAAGGCTGCCTGAATAACAATATCTAACACGTTACCGATGAAAGTGAGCATATTCGCGATACCCGACATGAGACGAAGACCATCTGTGCTCTTAAGATAGTCTGCGATAATCCACACGAGCTCAGAAATTTTACTCAACGGGCCGCCTTCCATGCTCTGCAGATATGCTGTCACCACCTTGATGGTGTTCTTAATAGAGGTGAGGCCCTGAGCCCATGTACGCGGGGCCTTATCTGCGAATGTCGCATCCACCTGGTCTTGCATGGCTTCAAGAGCCCTAATTACGACATCAGAAGTGAGTTCACCCTGAGCACCCAGTTCCTTAAGGTCACCCACGGTTGTACCGATAAATCTGTCATCAATCTTGTTAAGACCTTCTGCCAAGACAGACGCAAGATACGGAGCCTGCTCTCTGATAGAACGAAGCTCATCGCCTTGCAGTACACCGGAGGACAGACCCTGACTCAGCTGAATAAGTGCCCTTTTATTCTCTTCAGCTGTGCCGCCGCCGACAACCATTGCCTTATTTAGAATCTCTGCCATTCGAGTTGCAGAACCCAGAGACCCAGCTTTCTGACCGTACACACCACTCATCATAATTCTGTTAATCAGTGTGGTTGTATCCGACAGGTCGCTTCTAGAATTTTGAGCGGCTCTATATGCCATGCCGTATGCTTGAGCATTCGACATATTTTTATCGTAGTTAAATAGACCAATCTTGGCCACGTCAGATGTAACTGCGTCATTCGCAGACATCAGACCGTTGATTGCTCCAATACCCTTTTCTACAAGGTTGATAAAGGATAGAGTTTCTGTATATGCCATACGGCACTTTTCATAGACTGTGTCAAAGGCGTTTCCGATACCGCTCGAAAGATTTTTAATTCCTGAAGGTATCTTAGAGGCGGCAGTAATGATACCACCCACGCCCATCATCGCTCTGCTCGCGATAACCCCACGAGTGTTACCCTGTAATTTACTCTGATTGAGGTATTGGTGCCAGCTCGACGTCATATTTGTACCAAATGTATTTGCTTTTTGGCTCACTCTATCCATCAAGGAGCCTGTCTTTTCAAGCTGGCCATTCAACGAACTAACAGCAGAGTTAGCGGCATCAATATCAGCCTTTGCACGTTTGAAAGCGGCACTATTCATACCCTTGTTCGTGGCGCGGTCCAGCTGGTCCATGGCCTTCATGGTGGAGTCAAGTGCTTTAAGAACTGTTTTAAGAACCGGAGACATCCGGTCGGTAAGATTGATGGAATTGTTGATTGCAGCCATTGAAGATTACCTCCTTCTTACCGACCGGCGTCCGGAACCTCTCTTATGAGAGTTCAATTTCTTGCGTTGCTTTTCTTCCTCTTCGCACCGCTCCTGAATAAAGCAGTACATAAGAGCTCTCTCCTTGGCGGGGAGAAAGGCGAATTCACTTGGTTTCCAATGCAGTTTCATTACTGCATAATAGCAATACCAGGTGTCTCCGTCTTTCTCCTTTAAGAGTTTTTTACCTCATCCATCTCTTCCTCGACGTCGGAGTCGAAGCCAGAAATGATGAGCGCCTGCTCAGCGATGGTGTTGATTTCACCCGCCAGGAAGCATCTGTACAGAAGCTCCTCAGGACGGTTAACACCCGCGGCCTTGAGCATCTCGGGGTCCTTCAGGTTGGGGTCCACCAGGCTGTTGACACAGATGAGCTCGTTGAAACGCTTGGTATTGAATCTGCGCTTCTTCGCGCTGTTGGGATTTTCGATGCACTGTTGCTGGTAGTCCGTGTACTGCTGACCCGTGATGACACGAATGGTCAGAGGGTGGTCCTTCATGCGACCGCCGATGTTGATGGTTTTCTTGAGGTCGTTCACATTGGATTCGAGCAGAAACTGCTGAAGAGCGTTCATTGTTGTTCCTCCATATTCTTAATTATTTGTATGAACTCTTAGCCGCCGAGCTCAGGCGCCTGGAAAGAGTCCAGAAGGTCCACATCGTCAAAGGTGAAATCCAGGTCCTCATCCAGCACTTCGGACTCGACATCGAGCTTTGCAACGATAGAAGAGTCGATAGAGCAGTTCTTGAGGACGACGGTCTGAAGACCCACAGAAGAGCCGGGGTCGTCGTTGGTGACGGTAATGTCAAAGTACACGGGCTTGCCCGTCTTGATGTACTGAACAACCATCTTACGGAATAAAGACGTGATGTAGTACACAGTCATAGAGCCGGAACCGGACCAGCCGTTGGGCTTGTGCTGGGCACCGCGCTTGCCAAGAGTGTAGACATCTGTCTTCTCGATTTCAGCGGTAGCTTCCAGGTTCTTAACCATGAACAGGTCTTCCACCCGGTCGCCACTCGCATCGTGTACGAGCATAGACGCCCAACCTTCCTGACCAGAGATGACATCTCCTGCTTTCAGATACGGCATATTTTACACCCCTTTCTTAAGCGTTGACATTGACAGTCATGTAGAGTTTCTCCATGCTGTCAACGGGCTGAATGGTCATGTCCACGACCACGCTGTCAACATCTTCGCCCGGGAGGACAGTGATGTCGCTGGCCCCGTCAAAGTTGTCGATAGCTCTGATACCGACCAGGGTGTCAATCTGGTGAATCAGCTCGGTCTTGTACTGAGCACGGCCCTTGGTATCGTTGGAAATCTTACCGCAGTAATTACGGTTGAAAACGAGCATGGCCGTATTGGCAATCTCGTCCAGGCAACGGATTACGCGGTTCTTGCTGAAGGCATAGCCCTTATCCACCGTGAAGGTGTGAAGAGTGTTGATGTCCTTTTCTACCACGACCGCACCGTCCTGGCGATAGGACAGAACAAACTTGCCTGCCTTGAGAGCATCTGCGATTTTATCCTCATCAATGGGGTTGATAATCTCAACAGCGCCCTCCACCTCTGCGGCGGTAAGGCTCTCGTTTACCTCAGCGCCCGCAGTCTGAGAAGCGGCCCACAGCATGAACATGGTTTCATCGACCGTCTCTGTCTTGGTCTTGAAGCCCTGATTGACACTGATGATGCCTTCATAGTCTGCGGTGTTGTAGTCGTACACGATTGCCTGGACTTTCTTACCGCGCTTCTCTCTCCAAATCTCCACCATGTCCTTGATGAGTGGAGCGGTAGAAGCCGTCTTGTCATACATGGCCATGCACTGAAAATTCTCGGTGTTGAGAAGCTTCCAGAAGTCTGCATAGGTACTGGGGTCGTTTTCGCCGTTCGTACCACCTGCCAGAGGAGTGCCGGCGGTCTTAGGAACACTTGCAGAAGGATTCTTGACATCGAAGTCCACATACTGCGACTCCAGGTCTGTCAGTGCGGAGATGGTACCAACACTGAACTCCTCTTTGAGGAGATTATTGAACAGAACCTGAACGATGCTATTACCCACCTGCTTGGTGTCCTCAGCGATGACGACGGTAATCTTATTACCGGACGTGCCGTCATACTTTGCAGTGAGCGTCAGAACATCTGCACTCTCTGCCTGAATGGTGGCAGTTGCCTTGGTTCCTGCCTTATCCGTACGATACAGAAGTGCGGTGAAAGCACCGGACAGCGCAACGCGATAGATAAGACTCTCTTCCGTATCAGTTGCAGAGCAACCGATTTTAGGAATACTGCCGCCTGTGAGAAGTTCGTCACCCGTGACTTTAATGATAGAACCGTGAGGTCCCCAAGTCATCGGAAGACCGATTGCGACCGTACCGCGCTCACCGAGAGTGCCAACGGCCTTGGGCACGGAACGGAAGTTGATATAGGCGCCGGGCCGAACTTTGTTCTGTGCAATCCAGGTACCACCACTGGGCATTCAAATCATCCTTTCATTCTTTAATTTTTTGACCATAGGTCAATGTCTGCATATCAGGTATAACATCACCTGTCTGGAGAACTCTATAAGAGTATCGAGCTGTTACATGAAGCACATCATCTACTACTCTCCACTCCATTCGGGTGGCTTTGACCTGTTGCTCGCTTACTTGAATTCTACTGATGGCTTCTAAGACCATTACAGCTACGCCGCGGGCCCAGGTCTGTATATCGTTCTTCATCTTAGGAGGATGACACCTGACATCAACGGAGTGGTCCCACATAGCATATCTTCCAATCTGCGCCGTGGAAACCGTATTTACTGACTCTACAAAGATGCAAGGCAACACCATACCCTGAACAGGTTTGTCTTTATAGACTTCCTTGAACTGGTTGGTTGTAAACCTTGTGCGGAGTCTGGTTACAAGTTCGGAGATAACTTCTTGACCGGTGAGTTCTTTAGCCACTACATTACCTCCAATCCTTTACACCATTTTTGAAATTCCGAATTAAACCGAGAAGGCATTTCTGCATATATTCGGTCCATCGAAATCTGCATCATGTGAGCGCCCTCTACCCAATCATTCACAAGGCGCTTTCCAATCTGCGGAACGTATCGTCCGGGCGTTTGGCTGTGACCATACTCGACAAATGTCGCGTAGTCCATGGGATTTATGATTTCCACACAGAGGGTATTGCCTTGCCTGAAAATACGCCCTATTTTCCAGTGGTTACGCAAATCACCTGTATCTACAGGTGTAAGCGGCTTGACAATCGCCATGAACCTCGTTGCTTCTCCAAGAAGAAAAGACTGTATCCACTCTTCGTAGCTGTCTGATAACTTGGCGAAGTTATTCCTCAGTCTTCTAAACTGAGAATAATTGAAGCTCATTTAGGCCTCCTCATCTACTCGGATAAAAATCTCCTGATGGGTAGAATACCAGGACGGCTGAGCCGCGAGACCTTTATAGGTGTGAATGAGTTTTCCATCGTCTGAATATCTGCGAAGTACAATATAGTCCCCAGCTCTGATGTCAACATCGTGAGCACAGAAGAGCTTGGGGTTATACCTTATAGGCGTCTCATCAACCGCTGTATCCGAGCCTGTGTCGTCACTGGAAAACGACAGCCGCCCAGGCACATCAGCATACTTCGGAGTATCTTGATAGAAAATATCAGTAGATGAATCTTCGTTGGCTCGCTTGTCCGTGCGATAAATATCAAATCTATCGTCATACAGCATGGTCAAGAATACTCCCATACCTGACAGTTTCATCACAGAATCCTCCTAAACTGGTTGAGCTGTTTGGTGTAGTTCATCAAAATCTCATCCAGATTCGCATTGTGAGACTGAAGAATACGACTGCGAAGGTTACTGCGGTACTTGTCTCCGATAAACACGCTGGTGTCGCCCACCTTGATAGACGACAGGTCTGAAACATCCAGACCGTCCAGCGGGTCTTTCGGAGTGTTGTTCATCTCAATGTTGAAAAGGATAAGGTCGACGGCCATATTCGCCCACACAAAGTTCAACTGAGGCGGAACACCCGGAATCTGGCAGTAGTTCAGAATGGACTGTTCGACTTCAAGCACACTGAGCATGATTTCGTCGTCCGTAAGACCACCATGTTCCATATCCGTGATTCTCTTATTCTTAGCCTTGATGATTTTAACCACATCCAAATACTGCTGTTCTTTGGCTGTGATAGCAGTGGTGGGGATAGCCATCGACCATTTCTCCTTTCTTCACATTTTAGAGAGAAGCAACAATGAGGTTGTAGATGTCGGCCTTGCGGGTCTTACCCTGAAGGTCGATATCGTTTTCTTTTGCAAACGCCTGGAGCTGTGCCGTGGTGTACGTCAGAAGCTCTTCCTTGATGTCTGCAACGGTGCCCTCATCGCTACCCTCGTCCTGGCCGTTATCAACCGTGCTCTCGTCCGCATCGTCTGCATTCTCATCGGGGTCGTCAGCGGGAGGGATAGAAGGCTGGGCGGGCGCCTCGTTGTACGAGAGCACTTGACAACCCAGCTTCTTAAGCTCCGGAACGTCCTTGTCTTCCACGTCGAATACGGTATGGGCGGGATGCCACACCTTGGCGTACTTAACGCGATGGTCAAATTTTACAGTTGCCATATCGTTGTCCTCCCTGAATCACCTTAATACTTGATGTTGAAGACGGTGTTCATGCTCTCAAAGGAGGGCAGAACAATCTCAGACACCCAGTTGATGATGTTGACGGGCAGAGCAATCTTCTGAGTGCTGACAGCGACGCCGGTGTTGACCACCTTAACGTCTGCAAGAGTGTTGCCGCTCATGAGGTCAGCTTCCTCAGGGGTCGTGCCGTACCAGGTAGAACCCAGATTGCCCGCAGGCAGAAGAGTGGCACAGCCCGCATTGGGGTAGAAGTAGTGCTCATTGTCGTCCAGGCCCTTGTAGAGCTTCTCGTAGACGGCAATTTTGATGCCCGTCGCGGTCTGAATGAAAGACTTGACCTGGTCGTCCGTCACGATGACGTTCGCGGCGGCAGCGGCCAGCGGGTTCATGCCCAGGCGAATCTTGGCGTTTGCCAGCAGGTCCTGCCAGGTGCTCCAGCCGATAATCATACGGGTGAGCGTGATACCGCGGGATGCGGCCTGACGCTTGACGTTCTGAATATCGCCGATGGGGTCGGAGTTGGCGTGGTCACTCCACTTGTCGGTACCGGTGAGGGTGCTCAGGTTCTTGCTCTTCCAGGTGTTCTGCGGGTCGTAGTTGTAGTCGTAAGACACAGACTGACCGGAGTCGTTGGAAGAGGCGATGGTAAAGGCGCCGTCGGTGAGAAGAGCCATACGCATGATTTCCGGAGTCACCATGGAACTCTCGATGAGGTTCGCGGTGTCGTCGAAAATACGAGCGATGATGCTGTTGGCGAAAGCCTCGTTGTTCGCATCCAGAAACATCAGCAGGTTCTGGCGGTCCTCTTCGCCCATACGCATAGCCTCACGGAAGAAAGGCATCTTGGTGGACTCGAGGCTCACGCCGCCACGGTCGCGGAGCAGAGGCTTGGCGTCAAATGCAGAGGGCTGAAGAGCGACGGGCAGGTTGTCCGCACCCTTAATCCACTCCAGCTTGAGGCCGGCCTTCTTCTTGGCGGGGAACAGACCCTCGCCCATGTAGGGCACACGGTTGGACGCGATACGCTCATAATATGCGGTAATCGCCTTAGCGGTTACCATCTCAAAAAGGGATTTAGGCATTTCTTTTCCTCCTCTCTATTACGCCACGGTTACGATGGTGACGTCAGTCGCGACATCGCCAGTGGAAGTTGCGGCAGCCTTGGGCGCAACGGTGACAGAACCGTCGGCGGCTGCGGCGCTGTTCTTCAGGTTGAACAGAGCGTAGGTGCCGTCAGGACCAAGCTCGATGCTCTCAACCTTGACCTTGGCGGTGTCCTCACCGGTGATAGTCCAGTTGCTGAGAGTAGCGGCAGCGTCACGGAAGTGGACGCCCACGATATCGACACGAGCCTGGTGCAGAGTACCTGCCGCCTCGCCGGTGGCAATCTTGATACCCTGAGCGGTCATGGTGGGCGTCACAGCCTCGAGAGGCAGGAACTGAATCATCTTCAGTGCGCCCTTCGCGGCGGAACTGGGGATAACAGGCAGGGCCTTGGTCTTCACGAAACCGTGAATGATGAGAGCACCGGTGCGGTCACCGTCAGTCACATCATAGTCTGCCCAAACGATACCGATGGCGCTGTCATCGTTGCTGGGGTACAGGGTGCCGGCCTTGACAATCTTACGACCGTCCTGCGTGACAGCCGCCGCATCGTCCTTCTTGAAGGTATGAGCGACGCTCACGTAGTGGTCGGGAAAGACAAGGACACCCTTCGCGGTGGTGTAATCGGTGTGCTTGAACTCTACCATTTTGGATTTCCTCCTTTTAATAATTTATCAGCCGAAGTAGGTTTTATCTGCTTTCTCGGCGAAAGTATTCCCCGCCGAAACTGCCTCTGCCAGGCTCTTTCCGAATTCCTCTTCTGCACTACCGGAACCGCTTCCGCCACCCTCTTCAGGTTTGCGACCGAACGGAGTCCAACCGCCGGGCAGATTTTTGCCTGCGTTGTCTTCCTTGAAGTAGTAAGGATTGGATTTCTTCAGAGCTTCTATCTGCTCCACAAGACCGGCTACAACAGCGCCGTCCTTGAACGTAATCTTGGTTACGTCCAGTTTGGGAAGGATGTCCTCCACATTGTGGACCTTATCCGCGATTGCGAGCTTCAGAGAGTTTTCCTGAGCCAGCTTGGTCAGCTTGGCCTCGTACTCGGTCTTGGCGGTGTTGTTTGCAGTGGTGAGTTCGTCGACCTTCTTCTGCAACTCTTCTGCCGTGCCCTTGAACGAGCCGAGTTCGGTAATCTGCTTATCCCGCTCAGCAATAGTTGCATTCGCATCCTTGACCTTCTGGCGCTCTGCCTCGAAAGTTGCTTTGGGGATGTAGTTACCGTCGATAGACTTCTGGTGCATTTCCAGAATCTTTTTTGCCTGGTCCTCAGTGAAACCAGCTTTGGTCAGTTCTTCGAGTGTCATTGAATACTTCCTCCATTTCTAATCTCGACTTTTTACGGCGGTTGTCTCCGCCTGATTAGGTACCTCTCGGTACTTCTTTATTATATTGCATATTCCTCTGTTTGTAAAGACTTATTTTTGAGATTTATAAAATCTACTCGTAAATTGAAGTAGTTTATCTCGGTCTTCTTCAGGAACATACTTTTTAATCCACTCTTCCTGAGACATACTACGAGGAACTCTGATATTTTTACCTTCAGAATCTTTCGCAATTCTTTCCAGGCCTTGCAGGTCCTCATGATACGCAACGGTTGTAGAACGGCAGTTGGGGTGCAGGGGTGGAAAGTTGATACCGGTTCTCGCTTGACTGACCTCATGCACGGTATTGTCCATACTTCTACAAATTTCAGATGTTCTCAAGTCCAGCGTTGCAACAAACTGATATTTATCGATTCCTGCTGCCTTGTACACGGCGAGGTCCGCCTGGTTGCAGATATTGTTGATTTCAGTTCTTGCAAGAGTCCTTCCGCGGTTCTGAGATACGTTGAGCTCTTTCGCGAGCATATCACCCAGCTTGTTCACATTCAGGCCTCTACTAAAAGACTGCGGAAGAATGGTAGACATAGCCTTTACGAGCCGATTTCTGTCGTTCCATACTCGAGTGCTGTAATTTCCATTGTCCCACTTCTTGGCGACTGCCTGTGCCAGGGTATGTGCGTCAATCGTATCAAAACGCACATACATCTCAGCACCTGTTGCAAAATCATGATATCTGACATAGTACGCCGCCAGATAGTTGATTTCCATGAGGTCTTTGATGTTCTTCTCTTTATTATTTTCGATAAGCTCAATCTGATATCTGATATCAGCTTCCAGCATTTCCAGACGGGTGATGTACTTCATATTCAGCAACTTTTCAAGGTACTGAATATATACTCGATTCCACCCGTTCTGTCGTGCATAGTCCAGCCACATCTTAACCGTCGCTTGAAATTCCTTCATCTCTGCAGATACAAGGCGTCTACGAGCCTCGGCATAGGTAACCTTATTTTCCTTTGAGTATTTAGAAAAGAACGATTCCAGGTCTTTTTTGATTTCTCGGAGTGCCACTCTGTAAGCATCAAGGAGAGCGTTTTCATACTCAAGTACGGAACGCTCTCCCATCAGTGCTTCGTTGAGTGCTCGCTCCGCCCAATATTCGGCGTTACGCATACTCAACCTCCTTATTCATTTTCGCCAGAACTACTCTTGGTCTTAGAGCCGTTTGAAGCGTTCCCCTCCGGGGGAGTGTTGCTACCCAACGTGTAGTCCGCTTGCAACTCAAGCTCTTCCTCCTCTTCCTGGCGCATATCCTCCAGTTCCTTCTGCTCATCCAGCGTCCAGGGATGATTGGCGGCAATGGTTTTCTTAGAGATGATGCCCTGAGAATTCATGCAGTTGGTGATGGTCTCAGTCTCGTTGATAATTACATCGGTGTTGAATACGATATCGTACTTACAATCCGTGTAATCCTTGCCGGTCTTGTACAGAATGTCCTGCTGTATGAACCAGAACAACTGCATCAGGCTGAACTTAACCTCGCTACCCCAGTCTGTGCAGTCCATATCCAGGTCTGCATAGATAAAGCGCAGAGCAACACCGGAGGTATCTCTGATATCCTTATCTGCGGTGTTGACGCCCTGACCAAATTCATAAATATCTTGACGCAGGCGTTCCAGGTGGACGTTCAAATCTGCAAGAGCGAGAGGGGTAGTCAAAGACTTCGCATCGCCGTCTCCCTGCACGAAGATGGTTCTGTACTCGTTCTTGTTCTGAACGAATTCCTCTTTGCTTGCTCCGTCGTAGTTTTTGATGACCATGGTCGCATTGGGGTTGTCCTCAATGCTGTCAGACACCTCAGACGTCTTGCTGTCATAGTCATCGATGAGCGATTTGATTCGCTTGAGAAGACTCTGCTCGTCTGCGTCGTATTTGAACGGAATGAACGGAATATGATTCCAGTTCACAGGTGTTACCTTGTCCTCTGTTCCCCTAAGGGCGAAGTTGGGCATGGGCATCTGATGAACAGTAGGGTCAGGAACAAGGTGGCCGCTGTCATCATAAATGTAATAGTAGACACCGCTGGGGTCGTAAAACTCTAGATGCTTTACGATTTTCTTGATGCTGTCTGTGTACTCCTCGATTTCGTACCTACGAGCAACAGCTCCCAGTTCGGTGTGGTCGTTATCGTTCCAAAACGGAATAACCTCTTCAGGCTCGCATCTACGGAACTTGATGTTGCCCTCGTCATCGTAATAAACCTGGACCCAGCCAATGCCCTTTACGATGCTGTCTCTACCCACGTTTTTGATGAACTGATAGAATCGCATATCCAGGTACGGCTCGCAGGCGCTGAAAAACTCCTTTACGTGGTCATCATCCGCCTTCATGGCGGTCATTGTGAACGGTTTACCCAGCATATACGCGATTTTCTGCCGAGTCAGCTTCTTCATGAAGTTGTGGTGTAGCTTGTTATTTGCGAGAACTTTGGATTCTTTGAGAATGGCGTTGTTATCGAGGTCTTTACCGATGACCATTCTCTTCTTATCCTTGATGTCGTTATCATTGCTGTAATACCGTTCAGCCGTTTCCATGAACTTGACATGGGGGAGGTTGTCGAACTCGGATACAGCACGTTCAAGAAATTCCCGAAGCCCTTTGGGCTCCGAGATATCCTTGTTCTTATCTGTGATGATGACTTCCTGAATCTTAGGTCGTCTTTTCCTCCAAGGCAGTAACATTTCTATGTCCTCCTATCAACCCTGATTCTTATACTCTTGCTCCAGATTTTCCACTCTGTGCTGGAGGGACTTGTGACTCGACTGGAGCTTTGTGAACTCCACAAGTAACTCTCTGTATTCGTCTTCTCTCTTTTTGTCGGTGTTGTCCATCTTCTTAGATAAATCTTCCAGGGACCGGGAGGTTTTTTCAACCGATTCCTTGATGTACTTCAAATCAGTCATGATGCCTCCCGTTTCTCGAGCATCATCTGATGTCGCTTTTTTACGACCAAAGTAGAAAGACGCGATACTGCAAAGGGATACGAAAATACCAAGGACGGCAATCAGCCCTCCTAAAGTCAAATCAGCCATAGTCCACCTCTCTACATATTGATATCATAATAATATAATATGTCAGTAGATTTGTAAAGACTAATTTTGTCAGAAGCTGAAGTTTTGCGAGCCAATCTTCTCGCAAGAATATCTGAAGGCATCCATGGCGTGGTTATAGTCATCAATGGGTACCTGAAGAATTCTACCATCCTTGTCCTTGTCCCAGACGTAGTTATTAAACTCCACAAGAGTATTCGCGCATCTGGGGTGAACATAGATATGGTAATCTTGAATCTTCTGGATACCGGCTCTAAGAGAGTCAGGTCCTTTCTTTGCAGGTCTGATTCTCTGGATTCCCATCTGCCGTACTTCTTCGATAGACTTGGGTTCCGCAGAGTCTGCTACGATTAGACAGTTTTGCCAACCCTTCGCTTTGATTGCGGCCGCGATGGCTTGGTTGGTCATACGGTACCCATAAATCTCATCATAGATGAAAATCTCTTTCGTCTTCTCGTTGACAAGGGAAGCTATAACAGCCGTCGGGTCATTAGAGAAGCCCCAGTCAAGACCGTACAGTTCTTGATAGATAGGATAGTCGTGCCTATCGACCATAGCTTTAAGTTTCTGCTCGTCGAACTCAAGCTCTTCCCAGTTATTGTAGACAAGACCTTCTGCAACACCCCAGTCGCCCAAACCCTCAATCTGGTAACGACGAGGGTTCTTTTCTTTCATCTTATCGAATACGGCGATGTCCGCGGCGTCTAGAAACTCATTGCACAGATAGTTGGTTGTGTCACAGAATAAGTCGTCCCGTTCGCCGCGGTCATACGCATCGAAGAACCTTTTCTTAATCCAGATGTTTTCAGACCACGGGTTGAAGGTCATTGTAATCTGTTTGAAGTATCCTTCAGGTAGCTGGCCACGAATAGAAAGGTCGAGCTTATTGAACTCTTCCTCATCTGAAATTTGGAAGGCCTCTTCAATCCACACCCAGCACAGGTGGCCGACTTCGACTGTAATAGAAGTGATACTCTGAGGGTCATCGAATCCTCTAAACAGAATCTTCTGGCCCGTAGGCAGGTAGGTAAGCTCCAGAGGGTTCATCGTAGTCTTCCACAATGTCTTGACGCCGAGCTTATTTATTGCCCACTTGAGCTGAGCAAATGTAGAGTCTCGATGAGTATTGAAATATCGACGAATGACGACAGCATTTGCAAGAGGCATTTTCATCATGTTGACAATGAGCCAAAGAGCCATAGTACAGCTCTTTTTACTTCCTCGACCGCCCTTTACGATTCGATATCTCTTTTTGCACCGCCAGAATTTACCGTACCCTCTTCCGACCTCGTTAGCGATGTTTATTTGAGTTGTCATGGTTGACCTCCTGAATATACATCGACTGAGAAATACGTTTTTCTCGTACAAGTTTATCGATTACTTGACCGATATCTTTGTACCCGCTAAATTTCCTCATGTTTTCGAGATGATATAATGTTTGAGCCGATACAGTAGTATGAATTCGACGTAAATTTCTATTCGACATATTATTGTACCTCCTATATTCTGGGCTGAATATAATATAGCACAGTTTAGACTCGTAGTAAAGGGCTGAATATCGATGTATTTTAACCGATATATTCAAAAGTGTGTATTTCTCCTATATAGAGAATAGACACGGGCGAAGCGACGGGATTGGCTCGATTGTGGCTTGGTTTTATGAGACCCACCGATTTATGGTATTTAGACCCACGAGACATTTTGACCCAGGTATATACGAGAGAGAAAAATTTTAGGTCGACCTTTATGAATGAGAGGGTAGCGAGAGCGTCCTGAATGAGCCTTTACCGCCTAAAACCGGGCCCGGGGTGGGGTTATGGAGCCCTAACTGGTGGAGAAATGCAGTAGAAAACGGGTGGAAAATGTGCATTTTGACCCATGTTTGCTGTAAAATGCACTTGCATTCCGCACCCACCGCATATTTTACCGCTGTAACCGTGAGATTTGGCGTCTCTCGCACGTTTGGCTGGTGGTCTATATAATCGCATGGACACGTTCTTCCGCTGTTCTCTACCTATTTCACAGCATATCCCTCACTCCTCATCTAACCACAATATCTCGTGTCTCTTACTCAGTTACATACACAGTATCTCGTATATCCATATATCTCTACTATCTCTTGTATCTATTCTTTCTTTTATCTTTTATATCTTACTATATCTTGTGGTTTAATTCTTCTACCCACCCGCTCACCCCTTCCGCCTTCGCTGTTCAACCCTATATCTTGTGTATATAGACATATACTATACTCCATCTTGTGTGCCATGAAATAACTCAGCACTATATCTTGTGTCGACCCAATATCTTGTAGTATGTTCTGAATATCTACTATATCTTGGATTCTTATTGAAACTGTATAAACTGCTATATTTCACCCCTTCGCCCCTCAGCGTACAATGCCGCATACAGCGCACATAACCCTTGTCGCCCGCGATAAGTGCGGTATCTCGCTTTCTGTTGGCTGCCCGTAAAATCACACCGACCCAAACCTTCTCGCGCCATATCGAGCGTTTTCCAATATCTCGTACTTTACACCCATATATCAACCACAATATATAGTGGTTTCAAACAGGGCGATGAATTTGTACATTTTGCACAAATATCTCAACTACAATATCTTGT